GTATCTCCTCCCAACAGATACTATGTAGGGCTTATTGTGGGCGACTGGAAGGAAGGTACCTATGAAATCCTGTGTGTAGGAGACAAGGCGCCAGATGTATTTTTTGAAAGTGAGATTGTTGAGGTGATAGGATGAATTTTATTCTGCCATTGCTGCTGGCATGCAGCTACGGACTTTACCCCAACGATAGTAAGTGTCCTGGGGGAAGTAATTGTTGGTGCCCTGGCGATACCGCACACGAACACCGGCCGCCACTCGATGATGACGGGCATATAATTTGCAAAGACACGGGCGATAAAGATGACAGAGAAGATTAACCACCCTAGCCACTATGGAGGCGAAGAGAATCCCTATGAGGCAATTAAAGTAATAGATGCATGGGGGCTGGGCTTTTGTTTAGGAAATGTGATTAAGTATATTTCACGAGCAGGTAAGAAAACTAAACACAGTATTGAGGATTTAGAAAAAGCCAAGTGGTATCTGGAACATCATATCCAAAATTTAAAAGGAGAAAAGGAATGAAAAGAGTATTAATTATTGATGCTTTGAATATGTATTTGAGGGCATACATTGTTGATCCCTCCATCTCTACCAATGGGCAACCTATTGGAGGGCTAAAAGGATCGTTAAAGATTTTACAGAAGCTTGTGAGAGATACGAAACCAGATCATGTAGTGATCGCTTGGGATGGCCCAGATGGTTCTCGAAAGCGCAAGACGATGGATAAGAACTACAAAGAGGGACGCAAGCCTATTCGATTGAATCGCGCCTTTCATAACTTATCAGAGGATGAGGAAACTACAAACAAGGTGTGGCAACAAAGTCGTTTGATTGAGTATCTAAATGAGATGCCGATCATCCAGACGATGCTACCTCAAATTGAAGCAGATGACGTTATCTCTTACATCACTCAGATGCCTTATTACAAGGGCTGGCAGAAGGTTATTGTTTCAAACGACAAAGACTTCTTTCAGTTGTGTGATGATGAGACTGTTTTGATGCGGCCAGTTAAAAAAGAATTGTTAAACAAAAATCGTATCATCGAGCAAACGGGAATTCACCCCACGAACATGGCACTAGCACGTGCAATCATTGGAGACGCCTCTGATAACCTTCCAGGTATTAAAGGTGTTGGATTTGCAACAGTAGCAAAAAGGCTTGATTTTTTATCGGAGGAAAAAGCTTATACAATTGAAGAGGTTATAGAACATTGTGAACACGCCGAAAGCAAACTTAGATTTTTTCCTAACATCATTGAGGGAAAGGAGATAATCGAACATAATTATAAAATGATGCAGTTGTACGCTCCCCAGATGTCTTTCCAATCTAAGATGGTGACGAAGGAAGCTGTCGAGAACTTTGAATTTACATTTAATAAAACTGAAATTATTCGTATGATGCGTGATGATGGATTTGGAGAACTAAATCTAGAAGATTTAAAAACGCACATGAATAAGATCGTGAGAGAATGTGGTTGACTTTTACCGTCAACGTGTTATAATAATAAACAAGAGGGCATAAATGACAAGAGAGGGCGCAAGCTTTGGGAAGTATGGAAAAGCTTTCCAAGAAGGACTGGTACAACTAATTTTCGAAGATCGGCCATTTGCCGATCAGATAATGGAAGTGTTTAATGTAAACTTTTTAGAGTTAGAATACTTGCGCGTCTTTGTACAGCGCATTATCACATATCGACAGAAGTATAATAAACATCCTTCGGTAGATGCTATTATTAGTATCCTACGAACTGACTTAGAGAAAGAAGATGAGATAGTTCAAAAACAGGTACGTGATTATTTTGCAAAGATACACAAGAAAGAACTCACTGATATAGAATACATTAAAGAGGCTAGCCTAGATTTCTGCCGGAAACAAAATCTTAAAGAGGCTATGATGAAATCCGTTGGACTGCTTCAGACGTGTTCTTTTGATGAGATTTCCAAAGTCATCAATGACTCATTAAGACTTGGTTCCGAGACTGATTTTGGACATGATTTTATTCAGGATTTTGAGGAGAGATATAAGCCCAAACATCGACGCCCCGTGACTACGGGCTGGAAAGACATCGACGGCATAAGCGGAGGCGGCTTGGGACAGAAAGAGATGGGGGTTGTTATTGCTCCCACCGGCGCCGGCAAGTCAATGGTGCTTGTACATCTTGGCGTCCAGGCGCTAAAAGAAAAGAAGGTGGTGGTACATTATACGCTGGAGTTGCCAGACACTGTGATTGGAAATCGGTATGATAGCTGTATCACTGGATATCCTCTTTCTAATTTACCCAGTTTTAAAGAAGATATTTATAAACAAATCAACCAGATTGATGGTAAACTAATCGTGAAAGAATATCCCACCAAGTCTGCTTCCACCAATACTATTCGAGCGCATTTGTCTCGCCTCGTCAAGCGAGGGATCGATCCTGGAATGATCATTGTTGATTATGCAGATTTATTGCGCCCAACTGTTATTAGAAAAGAGAGACGAAACGAATTGGAATCTATTTATGAAGAGCTTAGAGCGATTGCTTCTGAATTTAAGTGTGCCTTATGGACAGCTTCACAAACAAATAGATCTGGGCTAAGTGCAGAAGTGATTACAATGGAACAAATTTCAGAAGCCTTTAATAAGTGTTTCGTCGCAGATTTTATTTTTTCTGTGTCGCGCACCATTGAAGATAAAAAGAAGAACCAAGGAAAGATTTTTATTGCTAAAAACCGGAACGGTCCTGATGGAATTGTGTATGATATTTTTATGGATACATCAAATGTTAATATCAAAATACTTCCAAAGGCAACAACGCCACAGATACAGTTAAATCCCGTGGCGCTTGATCCTAAAAAGCAACAACAAGTATTACAAACAAGATATGAAAAGTTCAGAAAAGGGAGAAAATAATTTATGAGAACTTCACAAAATGTCCGCAGATTTAGATTGTCAGATGTGTTTATTGATCCGTATAAAACCCAAGAGATACCATGGGGCCCACTGGGATATGTCACGTTCAAGCGTACTTATGCGCGCCGACTGAACGAGTTTGATTCCGATGCTGTAGGTACTGAGGAGTGGTGGCAGACATGTCGCCGCGTCGTTGAGGGCATGTTTAATATGCAGAAACAACATGTCATTGATAACGGCTTAGAATGGAATGACGCAAAAGCACAACGAACCGCCAAGGATGCATATGATCGTTTGTTTAATTTGAAATGGACGCCACCTGGACGTGGGTTGTGGATGATGGGCACGAAGTTTGTTGAAGAAAAAACAGGCGCCGGCCTTTTTAATTGTGCCTTTCGATCTACTAGAGAACTCTCCTCCAAGGGAGGTTATTTATTTTCTTGGATGATGGACGCTTTGATGGTGGGTATTGGCGTGGGGTTTGACACTCTGGGCGCCGGTAGCCTCATTATCAAAGAGCCAGAACAAACCAACGACATTCATATTATTGATGACTCTAGAGAAGGCTGGGTGAATTCAGTTCATATCTTATTAGATGGATATTTCTTCGGGACTAAGGTACCCAAGTTTGATTATTCCGCCATCCGTCCTGAAGGTGCCCTCATTAAAGGATTTGGAGGCACTTCGAGTGGTGCCGCTCCTCTTAAAGAACTGCACGAAAATTTAGCAGAATTGTTTTTAGACAAGGTAGGCGAACCAATCACTTCAGTTGACATCGTTGATGTTGAGAATCTGATCGGTAGATGTGTTGTGGCAGGAAACGTTCGTCGGTCAGCCGCTCTGGCGATGGGCACCCACGATGACATGCATTATCTTCAGATGAAGAACGATCAAGAGAAGCTTTATCATCATCGTTGGGGTTCCAATAATTCTTTTGTGGCTGAAGTAGGAATGGACTATACGTGGCATGCAGAACAGAGCCAGAAGAATGGCGAGCCAGGATATATCTGGCTCAATAATGCACGCATCAGAGGAAGGTTTAAGGATCCTGAAAGATACGATGACATTAACGTTGCAGGGTTTAATCCTTGTGTTGAGCAACAGCTTGAAGATGGAGAGTTATGTTGTTTGGTTGAGACATATCCTGCCAAGCACGATTCTTATGAAGATTATTTAAAGACGCTTAAGATTGCCTATCTTTATGGCAAGACTGTTACTCTTACAAACACTCAATGGCCCGAAACCAACGCAAAGATGTTGAAGAATAGAAGAATCGGACTATCTCAGTCTGGAGTTGTACAGGCATTTAATAAGTTTGGAAGAAGAACAATGTATCAATGGTGCGACAATGCCTATAAGCATGTAGCCGAATTAGATGAGGAATATTCTAATTGGCTGTGCATCCCTAAGTCTGTTAGAACAACCTCTATCAAGCCATCCGGTACGGTTTCGTTGCTGAATGGATCCACCCCAGGAATTCATTTTCCTGAGAGCGAATACTATATTCGTCGCATTCGTTTTTCAAATCAATCTCAATTGTTGGTTGCACTTCAAAATGCTGGCTATACGATAGAAGATGATCAATACTCTCCTAATACTAAGGTGGTAGAGTTTCCTATTCATGAGCCTTATTTTGTAAAGGGCAAACGCAATGTAAGTATGTGGGAGCAGCTTGAGATCGCCGCCCAATATCAACATTATTGGGCAGATAATTCTGTTTCTATTACGGTTACATTTAATGACGAGGAGGCGCCCCAAATTAAAGATGCTCTAGAAATGTATGAAACGCGCCTTAAAGCTGTCTCTTTTTTGAGATATAAAGAGACAGGATACGAACAAGCTCCCTACGAAGCAATTGATAAGAGTACTTACAACCGTATGATAAAAAACATCTCCCCACTCCAGCGCGTGGAAGATGAAGAAGGCGGAAGCGGGACAAAGTTTTGTACAAATGATTCATGTACTATTTAATAGGAGGTATAAATGAATTTTAATCATCTTTTTGATCAAAAAAGAATCAAGACGGCAGGAAGATGCCCAACAGAATGTTATTGGGCGCCCACTGGTCACATCCGTGCTCTTGTGGGAGGCAAAGTAAATATTACAATGTATTGTAAACACTGCGGCAGCCGCGAAGATATTTTTTTGACATCGAAGGAGTTTGAGACTCATAAGAAAGTGCTAGAAAATGAGGTAGGAAATGTTTAAGCCGGTTAATCGTTATGTTTTGGTAGAAGGAACCAAAACAGAAGAAAATCAGACTGATACTGGAATCATTCTTCCCGATAGCTTTAAGCCGACTCAAGAAAGACATGCCACAGTAGTAGCTTTGGACTGGGCAGAAGATGTAAGGTTTAAAGACGCATTATCTGCGGTAGCAAATGTTGGCAAACATCCCACTCTAGTGGTGGACAAGTCCATGTTAGAGGAAATATGTGTAGATGGTGTGCTATATAATGTTATACTAGATAATTATATTATAGGAATATTTTAAAGGACATACAATGAATGGACAAAGATTTTTACAATGAAGCTTCTGCCAAAAAGCTTGGATGGGAACCCTCATGGTTTGGGGAAAAGTACTTTGACGATAAACTCGTTAGAGCTATCAAAAAATGGCAACGGAATAGAGAACTAACTCCGGACGGGCTTTGTGGGCCCATGACTTTTCGTCGTCTATGGACAGAAAGACAGGCAGACGTTGATGATCATAAGCCGCCCAACGTGAAATACTCTAATTATATTGTTTACAACGGTTCATATTTTCCCATTGACTGGGAGAAGATGGTATTATGGTCGGAAGGAGAAGGACACAAAGCAGAGAAAGGATCCTACTATGACTACACCGGTCGCCCGAAGCGCAACATACGGTACTTTGTAAATCATTGGGACGTATGTTTGTCGGCAGCTTCTTGCGCTAGAGTGTTAGATAAGAGAGGGATTTCAGTTCATTTCATGATTGATAATGACGGCACTATTTATCAGACATTAGATATGCAACACGCTGCATTTCATGCGGGATCTTCTCGCGCCAATCGGGCGTCAGTGGGCGTTGAAATATCTAACGCTTATTATTTAAAATATCAAGATACATATGTCAAACGGGGTCATGGCGAGCGTCCTATTATAGATGGCGCCTGGGTACACGGAACTAAATTGGATCCCTTTCTGGGATTTTATCCAGTTCAAATTGAAGCCCTCAAGGCTTTATGGAAAGCCATTCATGCTGCTACCGAGATACCCTATGAGGCTCCGAAGAGTCAGTTCGGCAAGATTTCTACAAAATATGAACAAGATGTTCCCTATGGAAAGTTTACAGGATTTGTAAGTCATTATCATGTTAGCAAGCGTAAGATTGATTGTGCCGGGCTAGACATTGTGGCATTGTTGGACGAGGTAAAGAACGACGAAGAATAACTATGTATTAATATGTTGTTTATACTCCTATTTGCGGGATGCTTGAATACAACCACTTATCCCTTACATTATTGTGCCATTAACCCTTCTGAGGTGTTTGCTGTGGGGAAGCCTAGGCAAACAGGTACCTGGAAACTTCCTCCCCTTGTGAAGATTTGTAAAGAGTTAAATATTTCTCGAACGAGAGTACAAATAGCTATAGCATATTGGAGAAATGTAGGCTATGAATTTCATGATGTTCTTTATGATTACGATTCTCCAGAATGCTTCGGCGTAAACTATGGAAATGGAATAATAATAACTGGAGGTACCCAAGATTTGCCTGAAGATTTACTTGCTGTAACTCGCACATCGGTAAACATAACAACAGGACACATTGTGAAATCAAAAATTTTTATTAGACAAAAAGATGTGAACCGACCCAGAGTTTTGGAACATGAATTGGGCCACGCTCTGGGGTGGAAGCACTATCCACAGAGTATGCATATCATGCACCCCCAATGGGAAAAGGGTGGGTATAGTAATGGTGGTTTGGAAAAAAAAGGAATATAAAGAAAATGCCTATAACAATCACTGAAGCCGCAAAAAAGAAGGTGAGTTCTCTTCTTAGGAAACGTCAAACGCCTGAGCATTATTTGAAAGTGAGTGTTCAAAGCGGAGGGTGTTCGGGGTTTATGTATAATTATGAATTTATTGAGGCGCCAAATGATTCCGATAAAATATTTGAATTTGATGACGTTAGGATCTGTATCCCCAAGAAGTCTTATATACTATTGAATGGGATGGAGATCGACTACAAAGAAGAGTTGCTGAAGTCTGGATTAGTATTTAATGTTCCTTTAGCTCAGAGATCGTGCGGGTGCGGTGAATCAATTTCATTCTAATGATATTTGAATATGATAAAATAGTTATTGGGAGTAGTTTACGGGCAGTACTCTTTGCTTTTAACAATCGTGCGCCCTTGATTTTTTCCCACGAAGAACGTCCCTTTAGATTTGATCACTTCCAGCCTGATTTAGATTTTTCTTTTCTAAAACTCGAAAACGCTGAAAATTTTTTCCAAGCATTTGGCGAGATTTTGACTTTTGGGATACCCAAGGAAAAGTTGTGGGAACGTCTTCTTTTCTTCTTGTCACTCGATGGAAAAGTTCCTTTTTCTAATTTATGTAAAAGCATGAGACTGCACGAGAATAAAGTTATATGTTCAAACGAGTACTCAAAAATTGCCCAAATAAATTTTGAAACTTGCTATTTTTTCGGAGATCAAAATTGTTCAGGAATGAAAGAAAAAACACTTGCGAAACAAGATTATATATGTTATGATTGGATAGCATTCAATCGAGGAGGGAAACATGACATTGATTACATCAAATTAGAAGACCCCTTCGTTAACGAGGTGTGGTTCTATCCTTCGGACAGAATTGATGGAGACACCCCGGTAAAGGATGCATGCGTCGTTTCGAGAATCAAGGAAGAAGATTTGCTCGATTTTGATTTTTCCGAAACAATGGCGCGATTTAAACTAATTTCCGAAATGGAAACCCGAGGTATGAAAGGAGTATTTAATGGGTACGGACCAAATGGCAAACCAAAATATTATAAATTTAGAACAACGTCTATCACAAGGACAAAGCGCAAAGAGAAAGATCCGTCGTGGAAAAGGCAGAATTCTATCGAGATGCCAGAACTTAAAGAAGAAGATCTACTCAGAGATCTACATTCGGCTAGTATGGCCTACGATAGATTTTTGAGGCATTTTTGACGACTATTCCGCGCCATTCTCATTTGGCAGGTATTATCCCAGTGGCAAACCTTAAGACAGATTTCGATATGGATGTTCCTGCCGTCATGATGCCTGTGGATGCTGGCTACACAGCTATCCAAAAGGCAGTATTCGAGTGCGCCATCGCTGGATGTCAAACCATCTGGATTGTTGCCAACGATGATTTGGCGCCCATCGTCAGAAAGAGGGTGGGAGAGTGGGTATATGATCCTGTATATTATTCTCGAAAATTTACTCAATTTTATCAAGGTGTGAGAAAAGAGATTCCTATTTATTATGTACCTGTCCATCCGAAGGATCGTGATAGACGCGACTCGTATGGGTGGGGGGCATTATATGGTATTCTTGCTGCTTGGAAGGTGGCATATAAAATATCTAAGTGGCTGTTGCCTGATAAGTATTATATTACTTTCCCTATGTCCGCGTATGACATTTATAACTTGAGAGAGCACAGGATCCAAATCTCCAGTATGAAAGAAAACTTTTTCCTAACACACGATGGCAAGACAGCAAAAGACAACTTGCCGCTTGCTTTCACCATGTTTGGAGATGATTTTAAAGCCTGCCGCACTGCAGTAAACAAAAAGACAACTAGGACATTTGTTAACCCCCCGGCAGGTGAAATGCCATCAGAGAAACTACCGTTGGAAGAACGATGGTCAGCACGGCATTTTGATTTTAAAGATGTGTTCGGTGAGGTGGGGGAAAAGAACGCAACACGCCTTGAATTGGAGTGGTTCTATGATCTCTCTAAGTGGCGAGAATACTGCGACTTTTTAGGTTCAAAAAATATTATAAAAAAGCCAGAAGAAGGCTTGACACAGACACACAAACATAGTAAGATAGCTTATGAGGGTAAGGAATGAAAAATATTAAATTTGTTGGGCTACATGCCCATAGTGTAGCGGGTTCAATTTTTGATGCCATTGGGTATCCACAAGCGCATATGGACTTCGCGTATGAGAATGGCAGTGATGCCTTAGCGCTAACTGATCATGGGAACATGAACGGGCTGGCGTATCAGGTGTTACACGCCAAGAAGATGCAGGCGGAAGGTAAAGACTTCAAACCTATCTTTGGTTGCGAGGCGTATTTTATTCCTTCCATCGCAGAGTGGAAAGAAGAGTACACCAATGCCATGGAAGATAAGAAGAAAGCCCGAAGTCTTAAAGCAGACAAGGCGTCAGGCGCCACTGTAGAGGACGAGGGCGCCAGCAAAAAGACACAGGACATCCTACGTAGGCGTAGACATTTAGTCCTGTTAGCGATGAACCAGACGGGCTTAAATAACCTCTTTAAATTGATCTCCGAGAGTTATAAAGCCGAGAATTTTTATCGGTACCCTCGCGTGGATTACGCATTGTTGGAGAAGTATGGAGAAGGCATCATTGCTGCATCTGCTTGTCTGGGTGGTGTGTATGCCGGCAACTTCTGGGAGAACCGAGAAGAGGGCGACGAAGCCGTGCTAGCTGCAATGCGCGACACAAGTAAGCGCATGGTAGACATCTTTGGAGATCGCTGGTACGCAGAGCTTCAATGGAACAACATTAAGGAACAACATCAACTGAATCAATATATTATTCAGACTGCACAAGAGTTTGGCATTGGACTGATTTCGACAGCCGATAGCCATTACCCCAACCCTGACGCTTGGAAGGATCGCGAGCTTTACAAGCGTCTTGGTTGGCTTGGTAAGGGTACGCCAGACTGGGCAGATGGAAATGAGCTTCCTGCCGGCGTAGAGGAGATTGGATACGAACTGTATCCTAAGAACGGCGATCAGATGTGGGAGTCATACAAGGAGTATTCTAAGGACTATGACTACGATGACGAGTTAGTTTTAAATTCAATTACCGAAACTCATCGAATTGCCCATGATCGGATTGAAGCGTTTCTTCCAGATAATACAGTTCGATTGCCGGATTTTGTTGTGCCAGCTGGCATGACAGCCACCAACGCGTTGGTAAAGCTTTCGATGGACGGATTAAAGGAGTTGGGATTCATTTATAATAACGAATATCTCAACCGCCTTAAGCACGAACTCAAGGTCATCGATGATCGCGGGTTTTCTAAGTACTTCCTTACCATGAAGGCGATCTCTGATCGTGCGTTGGGCACGATGCTCACGAGCCCAGGACGAGGATCAGCTGCAGGCTCATTGGTGGCGTATGCGCTGAACATTACTCAGATCGATCCTATTAAATATGGACTGCTGTTCTCTCGTTTCTTACGAGCAGACGCAACGGATTATCCGGATATCGACTATGATGTAGCGGATCCGATGGCTCTGAAGGAGGCACTGATTGAGGAGTGGGGAGAAGATACTGTTGCTCCTATCTCGAATTGGAACACGCTGCAGTTGCGCTCGCTCATTAAGGATATCTCCAAGTTGTATGGTATTCCATACACCGAAGTTAATAACGTAACAGGTAAGATGATCTACGAGGCAACACCCGAAGCCAAACGTCGCCATGGTATTAAGTCCGGAGTATACGCTCCGACGTGGGAAGAGGTTATGGAGTTTAGTTCATCCCTTCAGGAATTTTTGAGAACATATCCGAACATCAAGACTCACGTTGAAGCATTGGTGGGACAGGTGCGCTCTTGCTCCCGTCATGCTGGGGGTGTGGTGGTCGCGGAGAATCTAGACCGTTACATGCCGCTGATTAACTCTGGTGGCGTGAGACAGACGCCTTGGAGCGAAGGGCAGAACGTTCGACACTTGGAGCCTATGGGGTTCATTAAGTTCGATATCTTGGGACTCTCCACGCTTAAGATGATTGAGGAGTGTATTCGTCACATCTTGAAGCGTCATCATGACATCGCAGAGCCCACGTTTGAAGATGTGAAGGCGTATTATAATAATCACCTCCATCCAGATGTTATTGACTTGGATGATCAGAAGGTGTATGAAGACATTTTCCACGCAGGCAAGTGGGCTGGAATCTTTCAGTTCACAGAGCCAGGATCGCAGAAGTTCTGTAAGAGAGTGAAGCCGAGAAACATTATTGATATCTCCGCTGTTACTTCCATCTTCCGTCCAGGGCCACTAGCTGCCAATGTGCACGATGACTTTATGGAGGCACGAGAGCATCCACATCGTATCTCTTATCTTACAGATGAGGTACGGGAGATTACGGAGGAAACATATGGTTTCCTGATCTTCCAAGAACAGATCGCCAAGATTGCCCACACGCTGGGCAAGGATCTGTCTTTGGACGAGGGAAATAAACTACGCAAGCTTTTAACAAAGAAAGGAACAGGTAAAGGAAATGCAGCAAAGAGAAAGATTTATAACAAGTTCATCGCAGGATGCGAAGAAAAAGGAATTAGCAAGGATAGCGCGCAAACTCTATGGAATAACTTTGAATACTTTTCAGGCTACGGTTTTAATAAGTCTCATGCTGTTTCCTATAGTGTGTTGTCTTATCAGTGCGCTTTCCTATTTGCATATTATCCCGTAGAGTGGCTAGCTGCGTTCTTGGACAAAGAACCAGAGAGTAGAAAAGAAAAAGCAATTAACGTTGCGAAGAAGTATGGGTATGAGATCGAACCGCTCGACATCAATAAGTCGGGTGTTATCTGGGAGATTAGCGCTGATGGAAAGACATTGATTCAACCGCTTACCTCTATCAAAGGCTTGGGGATGTCAGCTATTGATCAGATTTTAAACAACCGTCCATTTGAGAACGCAGAGGATCTCTTGTTCAAAGAAGGCGTTAAATACAGCAAACTGAACAAGAAATCGTTGGATGCTCTTTGTCGAGGAGGAGCGTTGGAGGGTTTAATTGATGACAGATTTACGGGCATGAAACACTTTTGGTCTGCCTGTATTGTGGAACGGCCAAAGACAACAAAGAAGCTCGCAGATAATATCGAACTTTATCGTCCGGAAGGACACTTCACAGAGGAAGAAATTATTCAGTTTAGAACCGATCTTACGGGAGTTTTTCCCTTGAATCTGGTGGTAGACGACAAAATGCTGAAGAAATTGAGCGACAAATATATTCCACCGATTTCAGAATTCGATAGTTTATTGAATGTGTGTTGGTTTATTCCCCGCAAGATTGTTCCGAAGAAGACTAAGAACGGTAAAGATTATTGGATTGTTGAAGTTATCGATAGCAACAACGAACAGACAAGAATTCGATGCTGGGGAATCAAGCCCGAGAAAGATAGGATCTTGCTTAATAAACCATATATGGCAAAGCTGAAATATGATGAACAGTGGGGCTTCTCAACTTACGCTATTGGGAAAACATTTAAGAGATTGAGTTGACTAATTATTTAAGGAGGGACACGCAATGAATATAATTAAATACTTTAGTCCACTGATAAAAGATCAAGAACTGGTGGAAGACTTGCCAGTGGTGATTCGTGTCAGAAAATTTGATGAAAGCAGCGCCAATGAGTTTGCGAAACAGATGTGCAAGGCACAGAATACCGGACAACCAATTATACCCATTATAATTGATAGTTATGGGGGGCAGGTATATTCATTAATGTCAATGATATCTGATATTAAACATTCTAAAATCCCCGTAGCCACCATTATTCAAGGCAAAGCAATGTCATGTGGCGCAGTATTGGCAAGCTTTGGCGCCGAAGGTAAAAGATATATGGATGCTGATGCCACTGTAATGATTCACGATGTTAGTTCGATGGTAGGCGGAAAAGTAGAAGAGATCAAATCAGACGCCGCCGAAACGGAAAGATTGAATAAAAAGATCTTTTTGATGATGGCAGAAAATTGCGGAAAGCCCGAAGAACATTTTTTAGATATTATACATCAGAGGGGGCATGCCGACTGGTATCTTGCGCCCCACGAATGCAGGCGTCATAATTTAGTTAATCATTTACACGTTCCTACTCTAAATATTAACGTAAAAGTTGAATTTAAATTCAAATAACGAGGAATAAAATGTGGGCGTTGCGCATAAACTTAAATGGAAGAGGAGTATTCATACTCTTAAATATTTGCATGAGGAGCTTAAGCTGGTTAAGGAAGTAAATCAGGAGACTGCCCCAGATTTTGAAATATATTACCACCAATATTGTGCAAAGAACGATATTGATGTGAAAAAACTCAATAAAGAACATCGTGAAAGAATCAAAGATGTTTATAATGTCAAAGATGTATCTTCCTTTGAAGCGCCCCCTCCCGATGTTACGGGCTCTTTATCGATTTACATGGACACCGACGATAACTTAGATAATGAATATCAAAGTACGCAGGATGATTTAGAAGTTCGTGAAGCGTTTACCAAGCTGTATAAGAAACTGGCAATGATCTTGCATCCCGATAAGATAGATGCCTCTCTCCCGCATAAAGAATATTATGAGAAGATAGGATCTTTTAAAAAGATTAATGCCGCATTTGAGAAAAGACAATATTTTGTACTGTTGGAATATGCCGACAGATATAATATTGCTACCCCCAAGAACTATGCACAACAAATAAGATGGATGAAGATGGAAAGCGAAAAACTCTATCAAGAGGTAGCCCATGAAAAGAGAACGTTCAATTATTTGTTCGGTGAGTGTGAGACGGACAATGAAAAAGATCAAGTAATTAAAAGCTTTATGAATCAGCTTTTTGGATTAGTGTTAATTTAAATAAAACCTCACAAAAAGCTTGACACAGGCGCTTCAGTCTGATATATTAATAATACAAAAGGAGGCATATATGGCCACAAACAACACAGACAAGGATCGTTATATTTTGGAATATGTTCGATCATTAAACGCCATCGAAGAAGCGATGGAACCATACAAGGAGCAGAAGAGGGAACTTCGCAAGGAGTTTCGTGACAACGGGTGGTTGTCCACCGATGAGATTCGCACTGCCGTAAAGGCATATCGTTTTATGAAGAGCGAATTGAACGTCGATGAATTCTATGATGCTTACAATCTTATTCTGAATAAGAAGAGGAACACCAATGCTGCTTGAATACGCATTAGTCCACCCAACCGCTAACGAACCAGCCCGCGCCAATCCATCGGATGCCGGGTTGGACGTGCGGTACTCACCCGCGCCCGGCGACTTACACAAGGCAGTGTCTATTGCCCCAGGACAGAGTAAGATTCTCTCTACTGGTTTACGATTCGGAGTCCCGCATGGTTATATGTTGGAAGTAAAGAATCGTTCTAGCGTAGCAGCTAAGCGTAGCTTGCTGGTGGGGGCGTGTGTTGTTGATTCAGGTTATGATGGAGAGGTGTTTATCAATCTTCATAATGTAGGAAACACGACACAAACTATCGAAGCAGGCACAAAGATCGCACAAGTTGTGATGGTGCCTGTGGTCCACTTTAGAGCCATCAGGCGAAGAGATGGCGAATTATATGAATATCCAATTACAATGAGCGCCAGAGGCGCAGGAGCACTAGGGAGCACAGATGAAAAGTCTTAAAGAATCACTTGAAATTTTGAGAAGCAAGGAGTTCGCACTCCACGTCATCAACCTCGTCGAGAGAACCGCAGCAGCACACTTCGCACCTGCCGCCCTAATGGACGACAGCATCGTCACCATCCGTGACTGGGCAGAAGCCATCGAAGAGCGAAAGCGTCAGCAGACATCAGCAGTAAGTGTTCGTTTTGCCTATGACTTTGAGTTCGCACTCGTCAGAGCCTGTAAAGACTTCGGCATTGCCGTTCTCGGCAAAGAAGAAGGTGACGCACCAGGACACGACTTCCGTGTAATAACGTCAGACGACGGCATTATCCCATTTGAGGTGAAAACCACCCAGAGCGCTGACGGCTGGACGGGTTCAACTCATTCCAAGGGAAAAGGAAAGGCAGAAAGCTATGTCTTAGTCAGCTACGAGCTTGATTACGAACTTCCCATCCCAAAGAACACCTTCTCCTTCGCCAACGTTATCAAGGCAGTCCATTTCTCAGTATTGGACAACTGTGCCGTTGCTTGGAACGGAGAGGCAACAGACAACAACAGCAGCACCACGGGCAAGATACACGTCAACTTTGTTGATGAATACCGCAAGTCCATCTCTCTCGGCTCTGTATACCCAAAGACGAAGTGGTGTAAATGTCTCAGAGAAGACATCGCACAATACCGAGGAGTAGAAATTGAAGCAGCTTAATCAAATCATCTGTGGAGACAGCATTGAAGTGCTTAAAGGACTACCAGACAACTCAGTGGACATGGTGGTAACATCGCCCCCTTATGATAATCTGAGAGCGTATCAAGATTTAATTGATGATATGAAGGAAGAGTACAACGGATATTCGTTTCCTTTTGAACAGATTGCTGGCGAGCTAGCCAGAGTTGTAAAGAAAGGTGGTGTAGTCGTATGGGTAGTGGGGGATGCTGTCATGAAAGGTGGCGAAACTGGCTCCTCTTTTCGACAGGCTTTATACTTCATGGAGAAGGGTTTCAAGCTGCATGACACGATGATTTATGAAAAGAATGGAAGTTCTTTCCCTGCTCGTCGCGACGGCAATCGTTACTCTCAACTCTTTGAATATATGTTTGTATTCAGTAACGGCGCGAAGCCTAAGACTGCAAATCTGATTTGTGATAAACCTAACAGATGGGCAGGTTACACCCACTTTGGAAAGGGCAGCATTCGTAACAAGAAGGGCGAATTGATTGAGCGGAATATCAAGCCCATCCCGGAATTTTCTCCACGTAATAATATTTGGAAGTACAACACCGGGAAGAACTATTCTACGAAGGACAAGATTGCATTTGGTCACCCAGCCATCTTTCCGGAACAGCTAGCAGCTGATCATATCTTAACCTGGACTGAACCAGGGGATGTGGTTCTGGATCCTTTTAATGGCTCTGGAACGACTACAAAGATGGCAGCTATGAATGAGAGAAACTATGTTGGGATTGATATTTCCCAAGACTATTGTGATATTGCACGTGAACGTTTAGAAATGATAAAAAAAAAGAGAGCAAGTTAAATGAATAAAACAACACAAAAAACATTATTTAGTTCCAAGACAGGCGAATGGGCAACCCCAACTGAGTTTTTTAATAAACTTGATTGGAGATTTGGAAAGTTTACTTTGGATCCCTGTGCCACGTCGGAGAACCATAAGACGAAGAAGTACTACACTCTTGAAGACAATGGACTGGCACAAGACTGGAAAGGGGAAACTGTTTTCGTTAATCCTCCCTACAGCAACCTCTCAGAGTGGGTAGAGAAGGGATATAGAGAAAGCCAGAAGGATGATACTAAGGTAGTAATGCTTATCCCTGCGAGAACTGACACCAAGTACTGGCACAATTATGTAATGCGCGCCGCAGAGATTCACTTTATCAAGGGGCGCCTCAAGTTTGGGGACTCTAAGAACTCTGCTCCCTTTCCATCTGCAGTAGTAGTGTTTAATCCGGGTACTTCTTATGTACGTAATTTATACCCTTCAGTATACACGATGGAGCGATGATGAACAGGAAACAAAGACGGGCCCTAGATAGGGCATCCCCTGCTGAAAAAGCCATGGCAAATAAGGTTGCCATGTTTGGAGAATTACCGAGTATGTGTACTGCCTGCCACAAGGATTTTGACAAAACAGATCGAGAGATGGTATCATCGTGGTCAGTCGTGGTTCGCGAGGCTAATAAAACTGTACGTCTGTTTTGTCCCGAATGCATTGATAAAACTAGAGACGCCTTAAAGGAGACAGAAAATGTCGATTGATCGATTGTCTAAGCCGGCATTGCAAAAGCTATTATCCGGACAGGTTAAAGAAGCAGCTACATGTGTTATTAAGTTTTATTCCAATGGATGTCATTTGTGCCACAAGTTGAGCGCTCCTTACAAGGATATAGCTGATAAAAAAGAGTTTTCGGATATTCATTTTTTTGCATTTAATATTGCCGATTACCCTCAAGCAGAGAAGGTATTGGGGTTTGATGGTGTTCCCACTATTACCATGTTGAAGACGGGAGTGCGACAGCCTAAGATTCGTATTTTAAAAGATCCGACTGAGCCCAATAAAGATACATGGTATCATCTGTCGGACATTGAACAGTTTATTGAAAAGGAGAAGAAATGAAAGAAGTTTTATCATATGATGATGTATTATTAGTGCCCCAGTATTCAGATATCCGTACCCGAAGCGAAGTAGATATTTTGTCTAATTTAGGAAAAGGGGTAACGTTACAGCTTCCCATTATTTCATCGCCCATGGACACCATTTCGGAAAGCAGGATGGCAATTGCCATGACATCGTTTGGCGGTACTGGGATTATTCATCGTTATAACAGCGTTGATGAGCAGGCGCTGTGTGTTAAGAACGTTTGCAGTGTTATGAGTCTAACTTTTTTGCCACGTATAGAGCACAACGTAGGGGCAGCTATTGGCGTCACCGGTGATTATCTTGAACGCGCAGCTGAACTATTAGATGCCGGCGTAGATTTTTTATGTATTGATGTGGCACACGGCCATCATATCGTTATGAAAGAAGCCCTCCAAGAATTAAGAAAGCTATGTTCTGATAATTTTCATATTATGGCAGGTAATGTAGCTACGCTTCAGGGTATAAATGACTTGGCTGATTGGGGAGCCGATAGCGTCCGTTGTAATATTGGAGGAGGTTCTATTTGTTCGACTCGTATCCAGACGGGACATGGCATGCCGGGACTTCAAACCATTATGGAGTGTGCTCAGACAGACAGAGATGTAGCTATTATTGCTGACGGAGGCATTAGAAACTCCGGTGATATCGTAAAAGCTCTTGCTGCTGGCGCTCACGCCGTAATGTGTGGTTCGTTGCTAGCAGGCACAGATGAAACACCAGGAAAAGTCCTTGAGGATTCTGATGGCTTGCATTGGAAGTCGTATCGCGGCATGGCAAGCAAAGAGGCTCAAGTCAGTTGGCGTGGTAGGTATAGTTCTTTTGAGGGTGTTGCCGCCAGGGTGCCCTATCGAGGTTCGGTTAAATCCATCCTGGAAGACTTAGAGCGAGGCATGCGATCCGGTTTATCGTATAGCGGCTGTCGCTCCATTAATGAATTGCATGCTAGATCGCGGTTTGTTCGACAAACACACTCTGGCTTGTCAGAGAGCCATACCCATATTAAAACGAGGGAGTGGTGATGTCTACGGATATAGATTATGGAAACCTAACAAAACGAATAATTTTCACAGACAATGATCACAGGCAAGCACAACTTTTAATTAGATTAAAACAGGACGGACTTACACAGTCTGCTTTTTTCCGCCACATGATAACTGCATATATCACAGGCGATCATAGAATTCAAGGGTATGTTGATGAAGTAAAAGATCAGTCTAAAATCAAAAAGGCAAAATCTGCGCAGCTGCGCCAAAAAGGAAAAAACACCCTTAAAGATTTTGCGCTTAGCGAGGGTGATATTGAAAACATTTTTGACTTGCTAGAAGAGGAGCACCCAGAACTATGAAAGGAAACGGATTACTAGAGTGCTCAAAGTATTGTTTAGAAAAGGAAGTTGCGTGTCCTATAACAGAGTGTCGTCTTTGGGTAGATTATGAAAAGGAACACAATTGTTGTTTAATATCTGTTTATGAAAATGGCAGAATGACTCTCAGAGAGGCAGCGGAACGTTTGGGTATATCTTTTGCAAGAGTAAAACAAATAGAAGTTAAAGCTTTAGAAAAACTCAAAAAACGCCTCTCAAATGCAAATGTGCTTTTTTAATGCCTTTATTAAAACACAACACTATTTATATTTGAGTTTGTATATTTTAAGGAGATTTGATAATGGCTCGAAAGACTTTGCTAACCGAATCCGAGATTCGGAGATTTATGAAGCTGGCTAGCATGCCTGCTATTGGTAGCGATAGGATGGGCACGCTTTCTGAGCAGCCTGTGATGGATGACGAAGCCGTTGAAGCGGAAGAGGAATTTGATATGGGCGGCGACGAAGAAGTAGCTGTCGAAGATGAAATGGAAATGGATGTTGAGCCTGAAGGCGAGATGGATATGGGTATGGATGAAGAGGGTGCTGAAGAGTTAGCTCCCGAAGCTGTTTCTGCCGTAGAAGACGCACTAGAAACCATGCTTGATGCCATGGGAAGTGCCTTAGAACCATATGGTGTCGTGATGGATGCTGAGCGCTCCGAAGGCGGCGACGAAGAATTAGAGATGGACGCTGAACTCGAAGAGCCAGGGGGAGAAGAGATGGAAATGGACATCGACGCTGACATATCTCCCGAAGGTGGAGAAGAGGTTGTAGCGGACGAAGAAGAGATGGTAGCCGAAGTGGCACGGCGAGTGGCTGCACGTTTGATGCGGGAGTCTCGTCGCGCAAAGATGGCTGACACACTAACAGAACGAATTATGAAAAGATTGCTAGTAAAGTAGTTGACAAAAAAACTACAAGCTGTTATAATTAAGCCATCAGTAGAAATACTGGTGGTTATTTTGTGAAAGGTGATGAATGGAGTGGCTTTTATATTTTCTGGCTTTTGGTTTTGGATATCTGACGTGTAAGACGTTTTATTTTTTTCATGCTAATAGAACTGGAATAGTAATAGTAAAAAGCGCCCAAGTTATTAGCCTAGCCATCCTCGCAAAGTCAATGGAAAACTTTGCCTTCTCACGAACTTACAAAATTCTCACCCTCCAAGAAAGCAACGCGAGTGAACAGAATATTAATGCTTATACTATCAACATTGATTTGGCTATCGAGTCGTATAAAAAAAAAGCAATAAAGCATATTGTGGAACAGCACTCCAAGTTTTTTAAGGAGATTTTAGATTTTAACGATTGGGAATCAGGGATGGACTTTTTAGAACAACATAAGGAGGTGGCTCATGCATTCCTCGCTGAAGAGTAATGTATTAGACATATTAAAAGAAAAGCTGCGAAACTTTTTTGAAGCGACTGAGGAAAAACCTGAAGAGAAAAAAATAGTGCTGGTTGATCCTTCCAAGTTGCAAGGAGGGGAGCCAGAGATTAACTTGAGGACAATCGGCTTGTTCTCTGACATACTAGAGGAGCCCATAGCCGAATTAGTTCATGCGCTTTTATATATGAATGAAACGAACAAAGGCAAAGAAGAAGAAGACAAAGAGTCTATTGAGTTTTATCTGTCTACCTACGGTGGCTCTGCTGATGATATGTTTGCATTATATGATATAATGAAAAATATCCAGAAGACAACAGAGATTCATACCGTAGGTGTTGGAAAGGTTATGTCGGCCGGCGTACCACTGCTTGCTTGCGGAACAAAGGGCAAGCGTAGGATTGCAAAGAACTGCCGTATTATGATTCATTCAGTAAGTGCCGGCAACCAGGGAAATATTCATGATCTCGTTAACGAATTAGAGGCGGTCGAAGAACTACAAAAAATGTACATAAATTGTTTAGTAGAGGAAACAAAAATGACGGAATCTCAACTTAAAAAAATGTTAAAACGTAAAGTGAATGTCTATTTATCTGCAGAGCAAGCAATTAAGTTAGGAATCGCTGACGAAATATTATGAGGATAACATATGTCTGAACTATCTGAGATTTTGAGAAAAGAATATAAAAAGAAAGAAGAAAAGAAGCCTATTGACTTTTCTATGTTAATGGAAATGGTTGAGCAGCTGTATGATGCCATTGAGCCAGAGGTGATATCAGAGGAAGATGGCCATCGATTTAGTGTTGATATTGATCTTCCAAAGTTGATTCCAACTGAGTCTTGGGGAGACCCTGGTAGTCAGTCCCGTCAAGAAGTTGAGAGAATTTTTGCTTCTGTTACGGGCGGTGGCAATATGAGAGCGCGAATTGCACACGTTAATTCTTTTTTGGACCCAGCGGCGGCTAAACGCAAGGCGCCCGGCGGCCAGACGAACACGCTCTTGAATATGATGATGATTATCGAAGCACTACAAGCAACGCTCAACGATTATAACGAGGCATCTTCCGGATTTGTATTTGAAGCATTTATGGCAGCACTTACGGGAGGCAGACAAGAAGCTGGTCGCGTTGGCGGCACTCTCCCAATTGAAGATTTTATCACCGGCGCCGGCGAAAATGTTAGTTTAAAACTTTTGAGCCCTGATACGGTTATTCACGGTAGCTTTACTAATCTCATTGACTATCTTTTCCTCCGAGGAGGAGGAGGTGTTCCTTCGATTAAATACTTGATTGCCCTTAAAGACACAGAAGGCGACAATGTTTCTAAGTTGACTCTCTTTGCTTTTGAAATTACTCGCGAGAATTTCGTTGATGCGATGTTGGGTGCGAAGAACGGCCATCTTCTAGGTGACGCGGCAGAGGATCTTAGGGTACAAATAAAAGCATACCCACAGGATCCCAAGTTAGCTAGCAAGTGGAGACAAGATATGTTCGATGTCTTGCAGCGAGTTCCAGGCTATACCAAAAACAAAGGCATGTTTTATAAGAATGTTGATGAGACGGGTGAATTTGATGAGGATGCCGGAAGCAAACGTGACACTAGCGCACAAAAGAAAAAGTCTTATGCTCGTGTACTACAGCAGGGCAGTCAAGTAGAAGCTTATAATGTCGGAAGACAAGCCGCACTCAGTGGGGAAGCTCCAGATGAATCTGTGTTTACCCCTGAGTCTGAGCCTGATGTTGATCCGAAGGCATTGAGAGTGCTAAGAAAGAGATATGAAGAGGGCTATGCAAAGGGACTTGAAGACATCGCTGCCCGGGCCACACAAGAACCCGTAGCAGAATCTATGGGCTACTTTGGGTGTTTTCATGAAGATGAAAAAAGAATGATGAAAGAAGAGTTGCTTCTATTGGAAGCGGGAAAAAGTGAAGGTGGAAGTCAATGGGGGATAAGTAGAACACAAATGACTGCAATGACGGGACTTCTCCTCACCGAGCATTATGGCGAAATAAACTTGTCGTCAGAGAATATTAAAAAGATAGCAAAGATATATACTGATAAACTGGGTAAAGACTTAATCTCCTTACTGACGCTTACAAAGGAATTTACAGAAAATATTGGCAAATACTATAGCACTGAAGAACGCAGTGAGGCTACCGCAGCTAATTCTACGGCTCAAAAACAAGGCGAAGAAATAGTTAAAACTTTGAAGGCGGATCCCCGCGAAGCATAAAATAAAGACTTGACATATAATCAAAAAGAGATTATACTATTACTAGAGAGGTGATTATTGACTAGAGATTATGACAGCAAACAAACTCTACAACAGAAAATTATGAAGGGAGTAAACGTTCTTGCTGACAACGTAGCTTCCACACTAGGCCCCAAGGGGCGCAATGTACTTTTACAGGAGAAAGGAAAGACACCATTTATTACTAAGGACGGTGTAACTGTGGCGCACTTTGTTGCGTTAGACGATCCCTTTGAAAATGCTGGAGTACAAATTATCAAACAAGCAGCAGTAGAAACTAATAACACTGCTGGCGACGGGACGACCACGTCCACCGTACTGGCGAGAGCAATCTTAAGAGAATCACAGAAATATGTCGCTTCAGGTGTCTCGCCTTACGATTTACAAAAAGGAATAGAACTTGCAACTAAAGAAATTACAGAAAAGCTTAGAACACAAGCGCGCCCAGTTAGAAGTTCAGATGAGATCGCTCATGTTGCGACCATTTCTGCCAACAATGATGAATCAATCGGAAAACTTATCGCTCTTGCTGTTGATCGTGTGGGTCAAGATGGATCTATTACTATTGAAGAGTCGCGATCTTTGGAGACTTCATTAGATGTTACAGAGGGGTTCCGGCTTAATAGTGGTTATTGCGCTAATGCTTTCATCACTGACGAGCGTCGTGCTACTATGCACCACGATGATCCGTTGCTTCTGGTAACAGATTACAAGATTGATGCAGTAGAACAGATTCTCCCTTTGCTAGAAATGACAGCTAGAGAGGCTAGGCCGCTGGTGGTGGTAGCGGAAGACATCGACGGACAAGCATTGGCAGCAATGATTATGAACGCAATGCGTGGCACTCTTAAGGTGGCAGCGATTAAGGCTCCCCATTATGGCGAAGAGCGCCGAACTACTCTTTCGGATCTTGCCGTTTCTACTGGTGCCACATTTATTACTCGTGAATCGGGCATCAAACTTAAAGATGTAAAAATGATTCATTTAGGCAGTGCAAAATTTATTGAGAGTAATAAATATAATACTACCGTAGTGGGCGGTAAATGTGACTTTGAAATAATAGAGCAGCGCATAGAAACGTTGAAAAACATAATTAAAGACACCGAAGATTTGAAAGAATGTACAGCAGTTCAAGAAAGAATTGTGCGCCTGGCATCGGGAGTAGCAGTGATTCGTGTTGGAGGCACAACCGAAGTGGAAATGACAGAAAAGAAACATAGGATAGAAGATGCCCTGGAGGCAGTACGCTCTGCGCAGGAAGAGGGGATTATTGCAGGAGGAGGGTGTGCATTGTTGCGCGCCTCTAATACTTTAGTGATTACAGCTAAAGAACGAGACATCGCTATAGGCGCAGCCATTGTACAAGCTGCATGCAAAGAGCCCATCAGGCAGATGGCTCTGAACGCTAACGAATCTCCAGATTTGATTATTAATAAGATATTGGAATCCGGAGAAGAAAAAGGTTGGGATTTTAAAAATGGAAAATTGACAGATATGTTAGTGGACGGTATTATAGATCCCGTTAAAGTAACGAGAGTTGCTTTACAGAATGCCGCTAGTTGTGCTGGCACTCTCATCACAACTAATTATGGTATCATACAAACAGGATAAAAAATGAAAATAACAAAAGGAGATTTATGCTACATCCCACAAGATGTTACATTGCTTAATGAGCTTGAAAAAGCTCCATCAGAATATATTAAAACTTTAAAACCACAGGCGGCGATTGTCATTGACGATTTCGTGACGCCCACGTGGATAAAAGTATTTTTTCAAGGCTCACAATGGTATGTTTCAAGAGAGCAAGTGTATCCAATGAACGTGGAGGAAGTAAATGTTAATCAAGCTAACCGAAGTGTGTAACAATAATGCTATTACATCACAGCAAACTTATACTTTACGAGAGATTTTTATTAATCCCGAACATGTAGTAATGATCCGTGAAGAATCACGAATGAAACAATTAAATGAACAAGGAAAGCTACCGTCTGAGCTAAATAAAAACCACAGATTTTCGAAGTTAAGCATTAATCGCGGCCACACCGGCTCTGAGATTGTAGTGGTAGGCGCGCCAGAAACTATTGAAACGGCGCTAAATAAGACTAAAACAAAACAAGTAATAAGAGGTTAAAAAAATGGGACAGAGAATTACTATTCAATATTCAATTGATTTGGACGATTTGGGGCTAGAGATATCGCGTTTGGTGAGTCAGGCTGCAGAAAATGTGGAGGAAACGGCTGCATGGCTGAGACATATTATTGGAAGAGACGCCGATGGAGACATTTTGTCTTTGAATACAGTACGTGAGTTATATGCCACAAGAGAAAAGCTAGAAAAAGTAGATCATTCTTTAACAGATATATCCACTCTTATTGCCAGTTATGTTCAATATCAGGCTCAACCGCCCTCGGTACCCAATACAGTGGTTAACTCGGATCCTGAGCAGTCGTCTCCCACACTAGATGAATCTATCGAAGACTTTAAAAGCACGGTTGCCGATGTAAATCCCTACGATGAAGTCACCGATTAAAGAAAATATTAATAGATTTAAATCTTTGGCTGTTTTAAAAGAGTTGATTCCCAAGGGAAGCGTGATAGACTCTTATTTTCTGTTTTCAGGAGAGCTAGAGTTTAAATTAGCTGAAGCGGAACGATTTGTTATTGGACACACCAACAAATATGTGGTGTATGAATTTTGGAAATGTGCTTTAGAGGATCCTGTAAAAATAGAAGCTATGGCTCGATATCTTTATCCTATTGGCACCAGTGAAGCATTTCACACCTTTCAAGCTCAGTGGCACACTTATAAAGACGAATACGCGAGATCGGCATTGTTTTTTTTACTTAATCGCTGCTCGGAGAGCGGTTGGATTTCGGCAGGACGGTTTAATGATGAAAATCTTAATCCTATCGCATTCTCCTATTTGAAAAAGTTTTCCCCTAAAAATTTTTTTCTTACCTTTGATGATAGTCCCACCTTGATAGAGACACTCCCTCAAGGCTCCCCTCAGAGCGATTATAGGCTCTTCCCCATTGGACAATTTAATTATAACTTATTAGAATACGGCAGAAACACAGGACTAGAAATGACACGAGTTTATCATAAACGATTTAGAGAAGCGCTTGAAGAAGTAAAAGACAAGTGGATTGTACTTTATAAATACCATCCCCAAGCGCACACTCTCTACAAAGATTGCAACATCCGCATGATTGATAAGTATGGACGAGAAACTCAAGAAAAAGAACAGTGCGAGGAAATGATAATTGCCAACTTCTAAGATATTATTAGCATGTTTGTTGTTTACTATCGGACAGCTATTCGGATGGTTCCATCTCAACTCTCAGTTTGTATGGGAGTGGTGGAGAGATAAGCCTATTTTGCCCATTGTGGTGTTCACCTTTCCAGCTTCTTTGTGCTTTTGGTATGGGATGCAGTTAGCATATGCCGAGATGGGGGAAATATGGGGCCCTAGGTTTTTAATCTTCGCCCTGTCCTATCTTACCTTTCCTTTGCTTACTTGGCATTTCCTAGGTGAGAGTATGTTTACCGCAAAAACTATGACATGTGTATTCTTAGCCTTTATAATTGCCTCCATCCAATTGTTCTGGAGATGAAATAGGAAATAACTAACTATTTATAGTGTTGGAGTATAATTTAAATGGACATTGCTACTGGAACGTTGTTTAAATACCTTAGAGAGAGTAAAGAAAAGCCGAAAAAGCCGAAATGTAAGACACTTTTCACCGAGATTTCCCGAGAGGAACACGAAAGTCTAACAACCTGGATAATGAACCAGGGAGATATCAATCCCGAGTTGGATGATCTCTTTGGTGGACGCGGCAAGATGCGCGTTGCGTTTCCTATGGCTGGACAAGACGGCCGCAACCTAGCACAGATTGTTAGTGCTCTGATGAGTGAGAGTTGGCACCCTCCACGCATAAACAACGCTGGCGTCAAGAAATTTAAAACAAAAGAAGTCAAACAAAAAGGCAAGCGCCGTGTTGGGGAGTTACCTCCCGACTTTGGCATGCCACATCCTCAAACCAACCCCGATCCGCGTCCTGTTGAGGAATACTATGAGGACAAATGGATAGCAGAGTTGAACCTAGAAAAGACTTATGACTTCACTATACCTGCTGGCCCGCGAAAAGGCGAAAAAATTAAAAAGACGGATAAAACCACAATGTCCCGCGCCATCGGCAAGCTCGCGAAACAAGGCAAGATAGATGACGAACTCTTAGAGTGGTGGAATCAGAAGCAGATCTATTACACTAACGATAATAAATGGGAAGACGTTCAAGAGTTGTTTGATATGACTTCCACGGAACACAAATACTCCATTATTGTTTCCCGTGCGCCTATAGATATCCTACGAATGAGCGACATTGGAAGTATTACTTCTTGCCACAGAGAGGGTGGGGAATATTTTCAATGCGCCCGAGAAGAAGCCAGAGGGCACGGTATTGTTGCTTATCGTTTGTATACTGATGAGTTGAACAAGCTTTTAGGCGACAAGGGTCCAGTCAAAGAAAGAGCACAAACCATTGTTCGTAAGCATATATTGGGAAATAAAAACGTTTTTGATGTTTTACACAAGCATCTCAATGATGCTGATGCTTTCGAGTTTGGGGTGGATGCCAATAAGCGACAGTGGTACAGTGTAAACAAAGACGTAAAAGCAGCTATAACTTATGATATGGTGCGTGAGGCTATCCGCGCCAAACTTGATGACGAGCCATGGCCAGCACCAGACATAAACCCCGATGCAGAGTTAAAGCCTCTATCCGACTTTGATGATCAAGAAATATTCCATGACACAGATCGGGATGTTACCGGTATCATTGCTAACGAGCGTGTGCGCATGAGAAAGTTTTATGATGCAGCAAACCATCAATACTTTGTGGTACCTGAGCGTGTTCCATATGGTGCTAAGCAGCCAGGGTTTGTTAATGTGGTAACAAGTTGGGCTTGGGACAATCAAAAAGATTTATTTGTAGACGACGATGGCGAACTGAGTCCGCCGCGCCCACAAGACTTAACACGCTTTGGCGGCTCATACGAAGATACGAAAGATGGAACAATATTAAACTATTTCTTTGATGAGGCGCGCCCAGATGAAACCCATGACAAATTTAGAGAGTACAGTGCCACCAATATGCGCCAAAATACGGGAACAGAAGAGGAAGGCGGCATGGCCGCTCTGGAAGCACAGCTTGAGGAGATGCAAGACGTAGTAGAAGAGATAGTGCAGGCAACTAGTAATCGCGCCGAACACGTATTGATTTATGGCGAAGCAGAAATAGATGACTATGGTGAAAATATTTATATTAACGGTTCTGGGGAGGTTACCTTTACTTTCCCTGTCGGATGGGAAGGAAATGTGATACCTAGGGAGACGGGATATTATTTTCCTGATGAAGAGCGCGATGTTAAAACAATACCCAAAGTATATGGCGGCTCAGACTACCAATCTAGAAGAGCATTTTCCTCAATCCTTGAAAGGCATATCAATTTTTATTCCCAGGATACCGATTGGAACGTTGAGCCTGCGCTTGGCTCAGGGTTTGAGTTGCGCGTGCATATGCAGTTTAATTGCGATGACTGCGGCTATGATGTAGACTATTTCGATAGCTTTGCTAATGAGCTTGTGAACGAAATCGATGATAAGTATGACGAGATATATGAAAAAACCCGTCGAGAGTTAGTGGATGAAGGATACTTGCCCCCTAACGATTGGGACGCACTGTTTGACGACATCAAAGAATCCAACGAAGAGTTAGAAAACTGGCGCGGATATGGACTCGATGAAGACGAATACGAAGGCGAGGTTACTTTTTACTTCGAGCCGGTTGGTGATGGGGGAAGACAAAGCGGCGTTATTCCAATGGGCGTTTCCTTCCCCCCAGAACTTGGAAACACTCCTTATGCGTTGGAGAAGATTTTTAAAGATGAAGGGCGTGTAGGTGGAGGCGCCGGCTTTAGTGGACCTGGGCAAGTATGGCCAGGAGAAGCATTTATGCAGCGCCTAGATATTGTTTTATCAGATTTAGTAGAACAAGCCAATGGATATGCCAAGAGTCAATTGGATCTTAACTTTGGTGATAAATATTCTCGCCCTACATTTGAGGGTATTAAGTTTGCGGAAAACGCTCAGTTAAGGTTTAGATTGGCACAAGCAGCAGAAGAGGGCAAACCTAGGCCTGTTGAGATGTATTTAAAACTTGATATTAAATCTACAGAGTCTAAAGAAGAGATCGAAGGTGCTCTAACTTTTATGAAATACATTGATCAGTTTCCTGATGAGATTATTAAAGGTATCCGAGACAACTTTAAAGTATTTATGAGCGAGTATGCAGAATACGTAGAAGCACGAAACGTAAAGATGGAAGATGGCACTACGTTCTGGAGGATGTATGAGCGGATCCGAAGTAAGTTTGAGGCTCAATCCGATCTGGGAAACACTGACGCAGAACAAGCAATACTAGTCGCAATGTGGGGACGCGATAACTGGGAGGAGATGAGTAAAGTAGAGAAGTATACTTTAGTTGATAGCTATCTGCGCCCACTAATAAATGGCAGTCTGCATCCACGAAACTCGTGGAGTGCTATGTCGGATCTTCCTCTTAACTGGAACAGCCTTGTACAGTCAAAGATGCGCGGCTCAGAGTTCGGCGCCCCTCCAAGCGTTTGGAGAGGTTATTCGTGGGCAACACACCATCCTGATTCTGATCAAGCTGGGCTAAGTGATGTACAAAAAGAACGCGCTAAAGTCTTGGCTTGGTTGTATCGCAACGAGCACGGACCAGACCACGGCGGACCTATCCGTCCAGCCGGATGGTCTGATGCGGATTGGAAGTTGGTTATAACTGAGATCCCTGATCTAGAGCGGTTCGCTGATGAGCCGGGACATGAGGGGCAACCCGGCGAGGGTGTAGGATATTATGATAGAGGTCGCAGAGCACGCGAGATAGAACAGGCACGCGGAACAATAGAGACTGCAAGCGAGATTTGGGGCCCCGATGCAGAATCAGAAGAACCCGCGCAACAAAGACCAAGAAATAGGGCAGATGCATTAGCAGGACTAAGCGAACCGGAACGTTCTGCTGCGATGGATGCTTTGGTTGCTGGCGACAGAGAAGAGTTTACACGCATTGTTCAAGCATCGGAGGAGGAAGACAAACCTGGTGATGCTTATAAACGCGCAAAAGAAGCTGCGAAAGCACGCAAGGCAGCGAGAGGCGGTGACCGCCCGATGGAAGAACAGATTTTAAAAGTCGATAATATGCTTAATGAGATATTTGATCTAAGATTATATAAAATGCAGATTCAGTTAGTTGTTCGTGATATAGAAGGGCGTGAAACTGATGATCTTAAAAACAGGATCCGAGGTATTGAGCATTGCACAACAGTGAGAACGCTAACGAAGCGCAGCATCGGGGATGCACAGAGAATTGTGTTTGAGCTAAAGTACGAACAGAAAGGCATTATTCCACGAGAAGACTTTATTAGATTTGAGTTATTGCCTGCCATCAAACGAATGCCGGGAATTGAAATAGAAGATTGGAGCCGCCCCGAACCCGTAGAGCGCACCCTGAAAGAAGCGATGCCTGCTCCTCCTCAGACGCGTCCCATGGTTACCCCCGAAGTGAGCTTACAAAGTGTGGCTCAAGACTGGATGGACGGAGGGGTGCAGGTATATGATATGCCCATGAACACAAACGATATGCGGTATCATGTCATGATGTCGGTTAAAGAATTATGGCGCTATGCTTCGCGCGAATTTAGGGCGCCCAAGGATGTTTTTGATGATAAAATGAACGCCTATCAAGAATTTATCCGAGATGGAGCATTACAGCCTGTATACATTGCACTTGGAATGAATGGAAGAATTAAGATTACCGGCAACGAGGACTTGGTGTGGTTTGCCAAAAAAGCCGGTTTGGAGCAACTGCCTGTGTTTATAAGTTATCAAAAACAAGTTTAAGGAATTAAAAGATGTCACTAAGAGATAAGCTGAAGATGAGTAACAGAACAAAACAACTGTTTAAAAGTTTTCTGCTTGTTGTGTTCTGTATGCTTGTTGGGGGCGCCGCCGGCATTTGGACATTCAAAAAAATAGAATGGCTCACTACTATCCCTAGCCTCGCAGAAATTAAAGCAATGGACAATGTTTCTTCTTATTTATCTTTTGGAACGCAAGATACAGTTCATAAATCACGCGCCAGCACCGTTAAAGTGGTGTCCCTTGCACCCGAGCAACAGTTATTTTCTGTGGCAACGGGTACTTATTTTACTTATAATGGGAGATATTTCGTTTTGACAGTTAATCATGGAGTAACGGGCGAGTGTCAATACACCAAAATTAATGTAGACGGGAAATTTTTTCGTTGTATGGAGTTTATTGAGTTGAATTATATTTCAGATTATGCTATCATAGAAGTAAATGAAATTCCCACTAGAGAGGCAATAGATATTTTAACAACCATCCCCACAGGGAGCGAATGGAAAGACGCTTTGGCAATCCTTAGTCCTGTTTATTTTACTGGATACCCTAATAACGTGGGCCCTTTAAGTCTAAGTGGAGAAATAATTGGGTATGCGCCGGATGGTTTGATTTATATTCGTTCTTATGCTTGGGCTGGATCCTCTGGGAGTGCTATTTTTACCCCCGATGGTAAAATCATTGGCTATGTATTAGCAGTGGATATAGGAAACAGCGAGTTTGGAGAAGATGTACAGGAAAATATATTGATAGTCGCCCCTTCTTATCAGATTGATTTGGGTGTTATTGATTAAAGGAGAAATCTCATGGGAATAAAACAAAAAGGATGTTATAATAACTTAACGGAACAAATAGATATGATTGAAACAAAAATTGGAGAAATAAGAAACTCACTGGCAGATTTGAAAAAGACGTTTCTAGAAACAAGTAGCGAAGAAAAATTAGAGGAACTAGAAATATGCCAAGATGAGCTTGATGCAGACGCGGCAGCTATGGAAGCAGTACGAGATATTTGTTTAGAGAGTTTGTTGGAAATCGATTCTAAAGGCGAGGCATAAATGATTATGGTAGTGAAAACCGATTCGGATGATACCATACATTTAGCAGAGCCAATGGCTACTGAGCCAGAGGACTTAAAGCCTAAAAAGATATCCAACAAAGCGCCCGAAGGTGTACGAACATTTACCGTCTGCCGTCAAAATGACGAAACAGGAATATCAGGTGATGGTGTTGTTATTGAAGGATGTATGTTTGCGACAGGACACACAGTTATTCACTGGCTAACGCCTGCCCCGTTGGGGTCGTTAGCCATTTTTAACAGCTTTAATGATTTCATTAGCATTCACATCAAGCCTCATCCTAAAAATAATACAATTATTACTTGGGACGATGGCGAGCAAACTATTTATGAGGATATGGGATAATATATAATGAGTTATAAATATAGTACCGGCTCTGTTCGTCGCGGCGATATATACTTTGAAGATGATCGCTCTGGTGCGGCAACTTATATTGATTTTGGAATGGATACTATTACCCTGCGTCCCAGCGGAAGTGCAATTTTATATGCCGAAGCTACAAAAGTCGGGATTGGCACACTAGTTCCCACCCAGAACCTGCACGTTTCTGGTTCGGGAAATACAACTTTAAGGGTTCAGGGAGCACCAGGATATTATGGCGCTCTTAATGTAAAAGGAGGTACCGGCGATTCTGCGTGGGTTTGGCAGCCTGCCAACACCAGCGAGCTACGTTTCTTTACAGTAGACGACGACCGGATGATCATATTGGGTACTGGCGAAATAGGCGTTGGAACAAGCGCTCCAAAAAATGCATTCGATGTTCATCACGATCCAACTGGATTGGCAGACAATACGGGTGGTGGAGAAGTTGTTACATTTGGGGGTGAAGATGGGAGTGACTCATTGGCGGCTGGCAAATTGATGTATCTACATTCGGGAGGGGATTGGAAATATGCTGATGCCGATGCAGTTGCCACCAGTGGAGCGGTTTTGTTAGGAATAGCTCTGGGAACAAGCGTTAGCGATGGAATTTTGTTGCGTGGGTTTTTTGATGCGGCAACCATCCAAGGCACGTTTGTCAAAGGAGCCACGTGTTATGTTTCAGAGAACGCGGGTGATATAGACTTTACCGCCCCCAGCGGAACAGGCGACGTAGTGCGTGTTGTCGGGTGGGCTACCGACGTAGCTAACGTAATTTATTTTAACCCCAGCGGAAACTGGGTGGAAATCGCATAATGGCAGATATTAGTAAAGTATCGGGTGTTGCCAACGCAAGTATCGATAGTGTGAGCGGCGTGGCTGCAGCCAATATATCTAACGTGGCAGGCGTAGATAAACCTAGCGGAACCACCACAGCTACAAGATGGATAGTTGGAGCGGATTCAGGCAAGCTTTATCATACAACTACTTCAAATGCTTCGGCCGGATGGGAAGAGTTGGTTGATATTGGTACTGAAACTTTTAGAGGTGTCGCTATTGGAAAAGATGAGTTAGGCGAAAAAAGATGGGTGGTGTTTGCGGCTACTAATGCTGCCGAAATCAATTATATTAGCGCATCTGCCGATTTAACAACAGCAGGAAACTGGACAACAGTAAACTTTGGCACAAACTATATTGGCGTCAACGGAGGCCCCGGAGTGGCTTGGGGCAATAACGTATGGATGTCTACTGGTAAACGTATCCACGACGGCGATTCATATAGAACGATTATGCGATCAACTGATGGGGCGATTACTTGGACATCCGTAGATCACGGAAGCACTGTTAATGATAATGCCGCAGCCATCTGCTACAAGGGAACAGGACAAATATGGTCATTGGGACATCAATCTCATATGTGGGTATCTACTAATGACGGGATAGGTTGGACGGATAAGACAACATTAGAAGGAACCAGAGATGTTAATGCCATATGTTACGATGGAAGCAGCAAATGGTTGGCAGGCTTATCTTTGTCCAATGTTTATTATAGCACTGATGATTGGGACAACAACACAGAAGGAAACATATCTGGTGCCGGCACTGTATATGGTGCAGTGTATATGAAAGGAACTGTGAACAAATTTATAATAGTGACTACAGCGGGACAAATACATCACAGTCCTGATGGGCTCAACTGGACAGAAGCATCGTCATATGATGATACGAAAGCTCTTAGAGCGGTGGCTACAGATCATACAACTATTGTGGCGGTAGGGTCGAGTGGCATGATTCAAACAAGCACGGACGGGGACACCTGGACGGTGCGAACATCGAACACCACTCGTCAACTTAGCTGTATTGCCTGTGATGTGATTGGTGCTGGGACAAACAATGGTTCATACTAAAGGAATGTATTATGAGTTGGAATGAATATGTATTAAAATTGAGAGAAGCAGAGAACTTTCGGAAACGTATTAAAAGTTTAAATAGCGATATGGATGATTTGTTGGGACAAGGGCCCCAGGATCCTGGACCTCCGTTTAAAAAGAAGCGAAAGAAACTTCCACGTGATATTGACAAAGTAAGTGCCCCGCCAAGCGCCCCAGGTGGCGGTGGCGTGGCTGGAGCCGGCGGCGCGCTGGAAGAGGAAGTAGAAGCCGAAAGTTTCGACATAAAAGAAACCTTAGAGCCTCTTATTTGGCCTAACGGAAAGCTCGATCCTGCTGTCATGCGCCGACTAAAAGATATAGCTGATAGTTTTATTGACAATCTGGATGTGGAAGTAGACGTAGAGGATGTGAGAATAACTGGCTCACTGGCAAACTATAATTGGTCTAATTACTCAGATATCGATCTCCATTTGGTAGTAGATTTTTCTCGCTTTAAATCTCCTACCGATATAATTAAAGGATTTTTTGATGCGAAGCGTGCATTATGGAATGATCTACACAACATTAAAGTCCATGGATATGAGGTGGAAATTTATGTGGAGGACGCTAATGAGACTCATCTTTCATCAGGCGTATATTCTCTTACCGAAGATAGATGGCTCGCAGAGCCAGTTCGCTATGAAGAGAAGGTGGATGTTGCCACTGCTCGACGTAAAAGCGACAATATCATCACTCGTGTGAATTTAATTAAACGGTATATGATGGACGGTGATTATAAAAAAGTTATTTCGAGCATTAACAGTATAAAAGATAAAATTCGCAGAATGAGAATGGCGGGGCTGAAAAGCCCCCGCAGTGAATATTCTCCTGAGAATGTTGCGTTTAAGATTTTAAGACGCGAAGGAACATTGGGCGAAATCAACAAAATTAAACAAAAAGCAGAAGATGAGGAGATGTCCTTAAATGGAGTTTCAAGAGATTAGCGACGAACTTAAGGTACACCCCGGTGAATATATACTACATCAACCTTCTCAACAGATCGTATTGTGTGGAGCGTTCAATCGGAAGGAGGGTTTTATTAAGGCATTGGCCCGCGGCCGCCTCATGGAAGATCGAATTGAAAACTTTAAAAAGATTAAATTATCAGTTCAAGAACAGAAGGACAAGGTGATATCACGTTGTAAGGGATGTAAGGGGTAATATCTTGAGAAGTATTCTATTTAATTAAAAGAGGTGAATAATGATATTTAAATCGTCTAAAAAGTTTTTTGAGATTGGTCCTTTCGCTACCTATCGAGAGTCAATCGCAGACTTTGGTTCTAATATGTACTTGTCTTATGCCATATTAGAGATTATGGAAAAACAGAAGAAGTTAGAGCAACTTTATCTTAGCGCATTGGCATTAGATGATGAAGAAAATATGGTGCTTTATAAACAAGAATTAGATATGTTGCGCTCCACTTTTAATGCCACCCTGATCACTACTTTTGGCACTATACCTTCAATTTCATGACAAAAATCTATATTTACTGTCTTTTTGATAGACAGGATACATTTTATGGCGTATATTCCTCTTTAAAAGCCGTTCATCGTGATGCCCTGAAGTTGGCAAATAAAGGCACCGCCGAGGTAACTATGGTTGCGCCTTTCGTGAACAAGACAGATCGAGCCACCTTAACAGGGTTGCGGAATGCTTTTAAAGGAGCATGCGATGTGCGCGTGTTCTATAGATGCGGCTCGCACGTAGCGAAGATTCTTAAAATGAAGCTCAAGGAATAATGAATGTTTTTAATCTATGGCGTTAGCGATTGTCCTCATTGTCTGCGGGCATGCGCCGATCTGATGGAAAGAGACAAAGAGTATGTTTTTATTGAAATGGATTTCGCCAAAGATTACCGCGAAATGATCAAACAAAAATTTGACTGGACAACTTACCCAATCATTGTTATAATAATAAATGAAAAAGAAGAAATTATTGGCGGTTACAAGGAGTTAGTACACCATCTTGCTTCATAATTAGTATATGGAGATAAAGCCGGGGTGTTTAATAAGGTGGGTTAGTGAGTATGAGACATATGCAGCATATCCAGATGGACTTGTTGGGTTTCATCCTATATACCGTCATGGAATCGTTATGGAGATAGCCACCGGCGATGATCCTGTCTCTATGATTGTTTTTTGCTATGATTGTACCGATTACAAATGGACATTGATAAACATCAAAAACGAAGAGTTTGAGATACTAAGTAATGGAGATTGAAAATGAAATACATTAAGGGGATAATTTAAAATGGCTAATATACATTTCGGTGGAAAAAAAGAGTCTCGATCAGATGTGCTAAAAACCATTGAAAGATTCGTTAACGAAAGGTGCCCTACAATCGTTTATCATGCGCGGTTTACATCGGATGATGGGGGACAGATATTAGAAGTAAATGTAGAGGTTAATGATCCTTCCGATACCATGGACGTAGAGCATCCGATTCTGGAACTTCGTGGTAAATACATGGGCTGGCGCTCTGTTATTGTGAAGGTGCCTATTGGCTATGTGAGCGTATTAAAAGGAAAGGTATGATATGATAAAGGTGGGCGATTTGGTGTGCATGCCACGACGGCGAGAGCGGGGTATAGGCATCGTTATTAAATATTCTGACGATTTAGCCAGGGAAGGCGGGGTCAATATAACGAAAATCTTAGAGGAAACAAAAGACATCATAAGCTACACAGATAGAGCACAGATATTTAAAAACGCCTATCAACGCTGCGGCGATACGGAGTTTCTTGATCAGGCATTTTATTATAATGCTGGATGGGCGAGCAAACCTAAGTTGAAGTTTGCATATGTAAAATGGATGAAAAAGCCTTCAGATTACACGATGAAAGCAGTATTCGCACCCGAGGCGTGGTATCCTATTGAATGGCTAAAAAGTTATTGACTTCATTGATACTAAATGTTATACTATCAATGGGCTTTTAGCTCAGTTGGTCAGAGCACCCGGCTCATAACCGGATGGTCCTGGGTTCAAGTCCCAGAAGGCCCACCTATTTGCTACTATTAAAGGAGATAAATCATGATGATATTTGCATTCGCCGCTGCTGTAGCGTGCGGTATATTTTTTGCATATGTCGTTGCTACGGAGTAACTGGAAATAGCCTGCCTTCCGTCTCAGCGGCGAAGTGGCGTTCGCCTGCAACTGCAAGCTACCAGTGTGGTATGCCCGTCAAGGAGTAATAGTCAACACGATGATGTGATGGGTGGTGTAGATAGTGTTGGGAAGGTTCCAGTTTTTTTAAGAAAGTTCTTGACTTCGTCATAAAAGGGTGTTATTATTTTAAAAGTTAGACAAAATAATAATTTTTGAGGAGGCAACTTGTCTGTATATGATACTTTGAAACAACTTAATCTGCCGGAAGATACGATGGCAGTCCTTACATGTAGTGAGGGAACTGATGTTTTTATCCACAACGAAACTGAGATAGAAACCGCACTGGCAGAAACCGATGTGGTATATTACTTGAGCAATCTGCTTGCCACGCCTGGTTTAGACGTGCGCGACTGCTGGAGTGGAAGCAGCATCTTAGATACTTTGCGAGAGGATGGCTACCTTGAAGACTACGAACGCGATAATACATTCGCTGAATACCTTATCGAGACTATTAACGAAAACTTCTATGATACTGAAATCGTTGAGAGTTCAACGGAGAGGTACGATCATAAACGGGGCTTCACCACCCTTACTGCCGTTGTGCAGATTCCGGTAGCCAATCTTATTCATAATACCCCCCTTCTGGGTGGTTGGGACGTGAGCGTTAAAACGCCACACGGCACCTTAAACCTGGAACAATAACATGGGTCTATGGTGAAAGGGATATCACAAAAGACTTCTAATCTTTCGTTCCAGGTTCGAATCCTGGTAGACCTACCAAGTGGGGGCGTATCCCAGCCGTCTTATAAGCGGTGCATTAAACTTGGGTAACTGGTGCATGTGGGTTCGAGTCCCACCGTCCCGACCAATATATATTATTTATAAACACAAAAGGAGAACAAATGACTTGGACAGCTATTTTATACAACGGAGATGTGTACATTAAGCAAACATTTTATGGGGCCAACGATAGCCAAAAAGCACTAAACGAGGCTCAAGAGAAGTTTGGACGCTTTTGGCCTCCCGGTGTAAGTGTGGTAGCACTCGTGCCTGGCGATCATCCAGTGTATCTCAATGAGCCCGCGACATTGCCGAAGAAACAAGAACAAGAAAGGAGAGAGCTTTGACACGAAGACTTAATAAAAAAGTTACCTGCAAGGATGGCTTCACTATGAGCGTCCAAGCTAATGAGGGTGCGTACTGTACGCCACGCATTGACAAAGCCGCTAAATACACAGCGGTGGAAGTGGGGTATCCAAACCAGAAAGAGAATCTGTTAATGGAATGGGCAGAAAGCCCCGAAAAACCTACCGAAACGGTTTATGGATATGTGCCAGCAACACAGATCACCCTCGTGGTTGCCAAACACGGAGGTATCGTGTCAGGCGAACTGCCTCCAGGTATTCCATACTTGACAGCGACTTGACATATATTGCTTGCATCTTTTAAGAAAGAGTGGCATACTTATAAGTGATGAAAACTTTTAAGCCAGGTGATTTGGTTGTCATTACAGACGGCACAAACCAAGAAGAGATCCCCGATCATCGCACGGGGCTCATTGTGCGAGAAGGGAACCATAAGAACAGTTATATCGTTTTGTTTCCCAATCGTGCCGAGCTAAAGTTTCACGCGATGTTCTTGAAAAAAGCTACATCATCTTAGAGTATACAAAACATTTTTACACACAAGGAAACACCGTTAATGTGCTACGATTTCGATATTAAGATAGGGTGGTCGGGTGATGATAACGTCGTTGATTTAGACGAATACCGACAGAAGAAAGAGAGGGAGGAAATAGCCAAGTTAATAGATTTGGTTAATGATATTTTAGATGAATGCCCACCAGAGAGCAGGGCATTTTACGTCTCGTTAGAGGAAATGTTATCGGACGAGTTTACCAAATAGGGGATCTGGTTCGTTTGGATCCGAAACTGATCGAAATACACCGCGCTCAAGGCGATTGGGTGCCACCGGAACCTGTAGGAATAGTTATGATAACAGAAAACGTGCATGATATGTATCGTATCACAGTTTTATTCGGATCTCTCCATCAGGTATACCTTTCACACGAACTTGTATTAGTCAGCAAGGCTTGACATCTACTTAACAACTTCCCTATTGACTTTGGTGCCGTCCGGTGCTATATTTATAGAGTAAGGAGAAAAAATGAATCTGACAACCGATGAAATCATTTCGCTGATCGATTGTGTCAACAATCGGATCGATGATCTGGAAACCTGCGCTATGTATGGCGATGCCGACTACCTCGAAAGCGAGATCGAATCGCTCAACGAACTGTTGACAAAACTTAATAAAGAAGCAGGGGTTTAAAATGGGCTATCGTTCAGAAGTCGTTTTTATCGTCGCCAAAGAGGTGATGCCACAGTTCTTAGCCACAATGGCAAAGTCGCCGGAAGCACGTGAGATGTGTTTTTCAGGGACAGATAGGATGATCAAAGACTATGACGGAGATGGTAACATCCTGTTTAACTGGTCCAGTATCAAATGGTTTGAGGGCTACGAAGAGATCGATGCTATCGTTGACTTTATGGACTGGTGCGATGGCGAACATATCGATGTCGATGGCGACGAACACGAGGCTGTTAACTTTTATCGTTTTGTTCGCATAGGCGAGGACTCAGACGATAATGTACATCGCGGCTGGGGGTTTGAAAATATTTATATTGAACGGAGCATTGCTATTTAATGGAACACTTGTTTGCTAACTGCCATCAGGAGCTATCGTTTCTCGTTCTATGGGGTTCTTCGCTGCCTTTTCTGGGCGCATACATTAAATACTTGTGGAGTCAGCCAGATGAAACCGGGTGATTTAGTACAGCGTGTTGAGGGCCCTGGACAGGACTTTGGTATTGGGCTGGTGGTTAAGTTTCTTTTCGATGACGACGATGGCGATGCGAGATGGGCGGTCTTATGGGCTAACCCAAAATGGACATTAAGAGATGGAACATCTGTGACGTATGAAAGCGAAGTGGAGGTTATAAGTGAAAAGTAGCGGTGCCCCCAGTGTAGGCGATCTAATCGTTCATTTGAATGACGTGAGCCGTGATATTTTTTGTCCCGGTTTGGTTGTTCAATGTCGAGGGAATGAGTGTCTTATTATATGGGCAAACAAAAACGCAGACAAGGGCTGGTTTAAAAGAATGTTATTGAAGGTTATAAATGAAGGCAGTTAAACCGGGACACTGCGCACAAGTGGGCGATCTGGTGCGAGAAGGATGGTGTACGAAGAAGCGATGCGTTATGCCTCCGTACACATATGGTATTGTTCTTGAAACACACAATCGTTCTCCAGAAGCATATACGGCAGAGCAGATTGCAGAGGCACCTGTTCGTACTATGTTTATTCTAACCACAGAAGGAAAGAGGATTCGACGGTATGCGGTTCATGTGGAGGTTATAAATGAAGGTGGGTGATTTAGTAACTCTTAAGATGGATGGAGCAGCGCGTGACTCTCATAAGTGTCCGCTATCATTAGGAATAGTTGTCGATGTGCAGAACTGCCCTATTAGTGTAACTTATCCCGTTTGGGTATCGTGGAACTTTCTTCAGGGTAGAATCAAACAACAAAACAGCTATCAGCTAAAGGTTATAAAATGAAAGACTTTCCAAAGATTAGAATCAGACTGAAAGACAACCTTTCCAACTCAGAGCACATCGGGTATCTGGTTGAAGATCGTCCAAACAAGTTTATTATTTTGAATGAGTCCAAGCGAATCGAACTGCATTTTCCGAAGGCATCATATGAATACGAGGTTATAAATGAAAGTAGGTGATTTGGTTAGGTTTACAACAGAGCACGTGCTGGATCCCGGTTTTGCGTATTGTGGAGACTGGAAAGGTATTATAACAAAATGCGTACAGTATGCGTACAACGAGGTCATCACGATTCACTGGACGTGTCCCGATCACGGGACATTTTCCGCTGAATACCTGTCCGATGATGAGTTCTTGGAGGTGCTTAGTGAAAATAGGTGATCTGGTGCGGCCATATAGACGAACTGGGCATCATATGGTGGGTGTAATAGTTAAATGGGAAAGAGCAACAAGTGTTCAGGGCGATTATATATTGGTACATTTCCACAGACCCCATATTACCATTGAGAGTAAATGGGTGAGAGAGATGTGGTTTAAAAGAGCAGAGGTGGAGGTAATCAGTGAAGGTAGGTGATTTGATTAGGTACAAGGCCAACTTTCAGCCACCGCCGTATGATTTATGGGTGGGGCCTTGTCTGGTAATGCGTAAGTATCCGCCCCCCGATGATGGACTATGGGATATATTGATACCTGGACGATGCACCAGGACCGGCACGGTGCAGGGTGTTATTAACGAAAACAACTATGAGATTGAGGTGATAAATGGAGCCGTAACAAAGTGACTATTTTAAAGAGGATCCCCGATAACTTATAAGTGGAGTGGTTCAATATCTCCTACGAACCACAAGCATGTCTGAAGTGAGACAGCAACAAACAGTTAAAGGGAGGTTAGCAGTGTGAGCAAGATCGCACAACGGGGATCCTCTTATTTACATTTATAACTTAAAGGAGGAAAGATGTCATTAACAAAAGAAGAAACAAAACAAGTCGAAGAAAGTATTGAAGCATATGAAAATGCTATTAAACATTTTCAAAAACTGATTGAAAACTTAAAAAACAAACTTAAAGATTAGCGCCCAGGTAGCTCAGTTGGCAGAGCATTTCCTTGGTAGGGAAAAGGTCATCAGTTCGATTCTGATCTTGGGCTCCATTTTACATTTACCTGACATCTACCCCTTGACTTTTAGCTCTCTGGGGTGTATATTTAGAGAGTAAGGAGATATTATGGCTCGAAAGCGCAACAAGAACAAGCCCCCCAAGGCTCGTAACTGGCTCGTGGTTCACTCCAAGGGGCTAACGGGTAGGCGTGGCGCTGGATACCACAGCAAGCGCGGATATGTGCGGCAGGTGAAGCACAAGGGGCAGTTAGATGAAAATCGGTGATCTGGTAAAGCGCACCATTAACGGGCGCGAAGAGGTGGCACTGATCATCGAGATACCATCGAGAATAACAGGGGCACTGCTCACTATTGATCATGTTACCGTGATGACGCGCCACGGAAAAGGCAGTTGGAGCGTATCAAAGATAGAGGTGGTTAAATGAAAGTCGGTGACTTGGTGAAACACAAGAGACAAGACACGTATTTAATGGGTGTCATCGTCAGAGAGTATCTACCTCTCAACGCGACACTTGCACCTGAATATAGCGTGCAGTGGATCCCCACACATCTGGGGAGAAGTCGTTGCACCGCTGGTGTATTGGAGCTATTAAATGAAACCCGGTGATCTGATTAGACATATATCGAGTGGACATTTAGGGATCGTATTGCGTAGTCGTATATCAAAAGGAACCATTAACGAATCTGTTTATAACTATATTGATTTTGTGTGGCTTGATGATTGGCTTGAAGATAGTGCCTTTGCGGGGCTGTTTGAGGTGGTAAGTGAAGTTAGGTGATCTGGTTAAAAGTCTGATGCCTGAGTCGTTTCACAATGGAAACGGGCAAGTTGGTATAATCATTGAGGCTATTGAAGGCGTTGCACCGCTGACAATGTATCAGGTCCGATGGCGTGACGGCGAAATGGAATATATGGCAGCGAGTGATATAGAGGTGATAAGTGAAAGCAGGTGATTGGGTTCGCGAGAAGCGAGATTCTCGTTATGGTATCATTATTAAGTTTGGTTCGCCGCACGCACAACGTGTGCTGGTTCTCTGGCAGGGAATGGACTGTAGTTTGACGTGGGTATGGGATTACACTTTGGTTGCTGGCGTGGAAGATGAACTATTGGCGTGGAAAGGTGCTAAATGACACCCTTTAAAGCTGGCGATTTGGTGAGATTCCGATACCCATACCGTGAGTCTGAGAAAGGGGTGTTTCTCGTGGTTAAAGTCGAGGGTAGTACGTGGATTCTGCTCCATAATGGGCCCGACCTTTCGCCCGATGGAACACAAACCTTGCACAACTGGACGAATCTGGAGGTGGTAAGTGAAGTATGTTGACACAATGCACATTGTAAATGCCGGTGATGTGATTTGGCAGGAAAGGATGCCAGGTGGATGGTGCGTGGTGCTTGAAGTAATAGAGTGGGACGCAGAAAACCCCAGCCCGAAGGGCTGGATACAAGCCGACTATCCAGTTTATAAAGTACACCATCCCATAGAGGGCATCATCGAAGACCCATCATATTATTATATCACACCAGAGGAGAAACACGAACTTTTAAATAGGGTTTGGAAAGATGGTAAAATCATTGGATACAAGGAAGGTTACACTGGATTAAGGAGGTTTGAAGATGAAAGTGGGTGACATGGTGAGGTTACGGAAAGTAGCCGCGTGGTTACAACCACACACTGACAAACGAGGCAAAATAGGCGTTGTGATAGAGATTAAACGGGATGCACCGCACGGGAAAAATGTATATTATGTTAGCTGGGCGAATAACACACAGGGCTGGGTATACCAACCAGAACTGGAAGTCATCAGCGAGTCTTGACATTCTCTTAACACGGTTGCCCTTGACTTTTAGGGCCACGGGGTGTATATTATAGTCATGATAGGAAAAATAGTCAGATTTGTTGATAGCTCTCATGATCAGTATCCTGAGTTTGTGGGGCATTGTGGGTATGTGTTGAGGTGCGCAAAAAACCGCGACACGGGCGCGCTGCACCTGGCAGTGAAGTGGTTTAAACCCCATCCCGTCTATGCAGGATCCGCCGCCCGCGAATCGCACTTCATGGCGAGCAAGTTTGAGGTGGTTTCATGAACATCTGGACGTTTGTGTGTAGATACGATGGCGAGCTATCTGTTTCGACCCATCTCACACAGAAGGGTGCATTGCTCGTGGCTGTTGGTGATGTTCTCGACTATCTTGGCATCTACGAAGAGTATTTTGATGACGACAGAGACGAAAAGGAATACCCACCGTGGAGAAAGGAACAGTTAGACGAAATGGATAGCGAGCGGCTTACACAGGTATACAGACTGTGGTCCGAGCGCACCTGGGACCACTTTAACTATGAATCTGAAGTGATCAAAACAAAGGTGGAAGGATGAACAATCACGGCGATCACGCAGACGTAGGCGATCTTGTGGAGGTTTATAATGCTGGTGGGCTACCAACGGGATATATAGGCTTGATCACAGATGTGCGTTTTCGTGGTTCTTTCCATAAAAACATTAAATATGTAAAGATCAAAGCGCCATATATCGATCATGACTGGCATTTAGCATCTTTTGTAAGGATTCTATCGAGCGCACGGAGCGAAGATGTTTAAAGCTGGCGATATATTAAAACATTTGCCGAGCGGTGACATCGGCATCGTGATCGTTGCTCGTGAGGGCATGGTGCGTGATCTTAGCCGGTATGACGTAATGCAGCATTGTTTAGGAGACGATGCCGGCGCGCCACTACCCGCATCTATTCCATTGAATACAGGCGATCTTTGCGTTTTGAGGCGCGGACAGTTATATTTAATAATACACGAGTTCAGGTGGGAGAAAGTAGGATAATGTTTAAAGTTGGTGATCTGGTTCGGATTAGTCCTGAATGGTTGCGAGAATGCGAGGATAAGATTCCTATGGGCGTCATTACTCGCACCTATCCCGAAACCCCAACCGCTCACGGGGGTCATAGTGTGGATGTGTACTGGCTTGACGAAGGAAAAGTGTACGACGGAGAAGATACGAGGGCTCTGATGTTATTAAACGAGTCTTGACATTTACTTGACAGGACAGCACTTGACTTTTAGGGCTATCGGGTGTATATTATTGGTATGAAGTTGATTACTATCAAGGCCGCACCCCGCGCATCTTCCCGCACACGTAACCGTTTGCGCGAGCATGGACCGGTGTTCAAGCTGGTGCGAGAAGACGAGCCGATCTGCTTTGCGGGTGTCAGGTGTATCTTTCTGCGTTCGGGCGAATGGTTCGGGTGGTTGCCCCTTAACGAGATCGAGGTTATAAATGAAAGTCGGTGATATGGTAAAAACTCACAAGGGTAACCTTGCGATTGTTGTAGAGAGGTATATGATTGCCGGTCAGCTATATGTGAATATAATGTTCTTAAAAACCGGATACCTCAGAACAGGCTTTTGGGGCGCTCAATGCGAGGTGATCAGTGAAAGTCGGTGATCTGGTAAAATATAAACACGAGGATTGGGCTCATTGGGTCGGTATTGTGATTAAACAAATACCAGGGACAGATGAGACGCAAGTTGTTCAGTGGAATAAAGAAAACAACTTGCGTACCAGTAACCCTAAGCGTGACCTGGAGGTTATAAATGAAAGTCGGTGACTTGGTAAAAACCCAAAAGGGTAACCTTGCGATTGTGCTCGATAGGGTACAGATCGGGAACTTTCTATATGTAGATTTAAGGTTTTTAAAGACAGGGCGTGTGAGAACAGGCTTTACAGCGTGGAAGTGTGAGGTTATAAGTGCAAGTCGGTAACTTAGTAAAGATCAAACGCGCATCTATCGGGCTACCAAAAGGCTCGGTTGGCTTGATTGTGCGTCACTTCACGCACGGCAACACCTTGGTCTTTGAAATACAGTTTACAAACGGACGTACAGTCCGCTTACTATCACGAGATTTGGAGGTGATCAGTGGGACTGCGTAATCCGAGAATACAGATAGGCGATCTGGTAGAACATACTAAGCCCCCGCCTCTGCGTGTAGGAAGGGTATATTTGGTAGTCCGCACGGCACCCGGCTGGATAAAGCTGGCGGACGAAGGCAATGAATGGGTGCAGGCATCAGCTTATGTGGTGACGCATGCAGGTAGGTGATTTGGTTTATGTTAAAACACACCCCGATATGATTATGGCTTTGATTGTGCGGATCCGTCATTCAGCGGAGGATTCCGCTGGTGAAACGCGCCTTATCTACGAGTGTCATGCGCTCGACGGTCATAGTTTCTCGTGTTTAGGGGAAAACTTGGAGGTTATAAAATGAATCGTAGACGTATTACAGTTGGATCGCTCGTGCGACACAAACGCACCGGTGGCATCGGGCTCGTTATGGAACACATAATGTGGGATGCTGACTGGGGAGCGTACAAAGTAAAGTTTGTTAAGCCTGTCGGAGATGTTAAACTGTCTCAGGTTTATGATCGAGCAGACAGATTCGAGCCGGTTTACGAGTCAGAAGAGTCTTGACATTTACTTGACAAGAAAGAACTTGACTTCTGCCCTGTTCGGGTGTATATTTAGAGAGTAAGGAGAAAAACATGCCCCGCATCACCCTTGGTGACAGACTTCAAACTATCGTGGATAGTCCGTATCTGCCTGCTTCAAAGCTGAACTTCGCTAAATCGCTTCTGGCGTTTTATGAGCGCAAGCGCATGCTTACGCAGGGCCGACGTGTTTGGGTTGACAAGCTCGAAGAGATGATCGAGACGCGGCAGATCCTTGAAAAGACAGAAAAGCCTGAAATCGTGCAGGAAATCGACGCTTTGATCGCTCGTATGCCCGAATCCGATGCTTCAAGCTGGAATATGGGCTTTATTGGCTCGCTGCGTGAACAGGCTATGTCCGGTTACACGCTTACTGACAAGCAAACGAGCAAGTTGAAAGATATTGCCGGCGAGTACACTAACGAGGCACTTGCGGCACGCGAGAAGTGGCCAACTGTCTATCGAGATATGTATCGGACTGATGCTGTTGTGCTCGCTAACTATTACGCTCATACCTCGTACTATCGCGATTTCGTGCGCAAAGTTCAAGATAATGGCGATTATGTGCCTCCAAAGCGGTTTTTTATGAAGCTACACACTAACAAGTTCGCCCAGAAGGTTCTGGCGGCTTGGTATGCAGAGCCTAAGTATTCGACTGGTTCGATGGTATCTCACCGTGCAAGCGCAAGCTGGGCAGCAAAGCGAGCACTCGCTAAGGGCGGTATCGTCATCGCGTCTAATCTTCCCATCATTTCCGCAGCTAACGGCGCGAAGCGTTACAAAGTTCTCCCCGTTGGTGCTGTTGCGCCAGTCGAGATCGAGGAGCGACACATTAAAACTTTCAAAGCCCCAAAGAAGGCTTGACATTCACTTGACATTTACCGCTTGACTTCTCCTCTGATCTATGAGAGAATAGAGCATAACCTTTGAGAAAGGATAGAAAACATGAATCGATGCTCATCGTGCTGGAAATATGGACACAACAAGCGCACCTGCCCTCAGATTACTGAGAGGTTGCAACAGCGTTATGATATGGCAGTTGAGGATAAGCAGCAAGCCTCTATCGATCACTGGGGTGAGCTACTTGCCAAGCGTACCGGCACCGATCCCCGCACTGGCGCAAAGGTGAACCGCAGAGCGGGTATCGTTCGGCGTTGCTCCTATTGTAAGTTTGTGCATGGCTCGTGGGGTGATGAAGGCATCGGGCACACTCGCCGCACGTGCAAGCAACTTAAGAAGGATCGAAAGGAAGCAGCAAAACAAAATGGCATCGTGCGTAAGAAGGTGGTTGCTGCCCTGAAGCGTGAAGGTATTGGCGTTGGCGCTACCATTAGCTATAATAGCTATGGCTATTATCCCGATGGTAACGGCGATCAGGTATATGAAGCACGTAACTATCCCTATATGGTTGTTTCTATTAACTGGGACAACATCACTGATCAAGTGCGAAACCCGCAGCCGCTTATGGTGCGCCGGTTGGATCAAGTGTGTAAGGTGGGCAGTCGAGGCACAACCAGTTTTCCGCTGCCACACCTTTACGAAGAAGACGACAAGACAGGTGTTAAGATTTCTGGTGGGCGACAGATGGGCTCTTGGGCGACCGATGGAGATCCAGACGGTTACGACGCTCGCACGCTCGTGACAAGAGCGCCAGCGAACGGGTGGGATAAAATCCCTGCCGATTATTACGCAGGTTCTTCCAGGGTTACCGACAGGCATTTTGACGACAAGAAGGGTTGACATTTACTTGACAAAAAACCCTTGATCTTTCTTCTCGCATATGAGATAATAAGACATCATCAAGAAAGGAGTTACCCCGATGCCATCAAACCTCGACACCGTCATGACTTTCGCACAAGCGTGCGAGATTTTCACCCTTGATCTTCTGCCCTATATCCAGCAGGATTATGAGCAGGACGGAGAGCCTGACTATCCCGCTCGTCGGGAGTGCTGGAACAACTGGACAGACAATCTGTGTCGCGACGGACAGATCAGCGATTGGCAATGTGAGAACTGGTCTCACCCCCCTTGCAACGATTGACATTTACTTGACAAGAAACACCTTGACTTTTAGGCCCATCGGGTATATATTTATAGAGTAAGCAAAACTTTTCATCCTCCCCGGAGACAATCACATGGCAGTAGACTTTAACACTTTTCTCGGTTCCGTTCCTTTCATTCTGAAAGCGAAGCTGCCCGTACTCATTCGCGGCAAGCACGGACTTGGTAAATCTGAGGTGGTCTACATGATCGCTGACAAGATGACGCTACCCGTTGTCGAGCGTCGAGCGTCACAGATGACAGAGGGTGACCTTCTGGGTCTGCCCGATACCGCTGAGACTTCGATCAATGGGCGCAAGGCGACAACGTGGAACGCTCCAGACTGGCTCGTGACTGCCTGTGAGCAGCCGGTGGTGCTGTTCCTTGACGAGGTGGACCGCGCGACGATGGAAGTCCGTCAGGGCCTCTTCGAGTTGACGGATAGCCGCAAGATCAACGGCTGGCGTCTGCACCCTGAGACGCTGATCATCGCTGCCGTCAACGGTGGCGAACACGGTGCGCAGTACCAAGTGGGTGAGATGGATCCTGCCGAGCTTGATCGCTGGGCGGTGTTCGATGTCGAGCCGACTGTGGAAGACTGGCTGAAGTGGGCAAAGAGTAACGTCAATGTGGTTGTGTGGGATTTTGTTAACCACAACCATGCCCACCTGGAGCATCAGGGCGAGTTTGAGCCTAACAAGGTGTACCCGTCTCGTCGCTCGTGGAAGCGGTTTAACGATACCGTAGCCGATACGGGCGTTTTCGAGAAGGAAGGCGATTCCGATCTGCTGTACAACCTCGCTTGTGCGTTCCTGGGCTTTGAAGCTGCGGTTGCATTGCGTGACTTCGTTGACAAGTACGAATGGCAGGTGACTATTGAGGATATCCTTGATGATGGTGCCCTTGAAAAGACGGAGCAGTGGGGCATCAACGATCACAGCGCGATGATCGAGAAGTTTGAGGCATCAGAGGTATTCAAGGCTGAGTTGTCAGACGAGCGTATCACTAACCTCGCTAACTACTTTGTGCAGCTTCCGTCAGAGGTTGCAATGAAGTTGTGGACGGTGCTGGGTGACGCTGATGTCATTGACAATGTGGTGCGACTGCACCAGGCTGAGACGGCATCGGGCACCAAGGTGAGCGAGCACCTTGTGGAAATCTTGGGTGGATGATGAGTAGCGTATCCGCAAAGCCGGGTAACCTTGTGACGGTTACCCGGATGCATACGCCTAACCTGGCACTTGTTGTCGGGTGGCGTGATGGCGCAGAAGAGTGGGATGGTTCCATCCCTAATGAGCGTGAACGGTTTGTGTTGTTGCGGTTTATTAAACCTGCACGTGCCGTGAAGGCTGGAACGCTGGCATACGATACGCGAGACTTGGAAGTTATAAGTTGACGGAGCGCAAAGGCATAGGAACGGGCGATCTTTTATTTCGCACCCCCATTATAGGCAACGCAGAGACGGGTATCGTTTTAGAAGTGCGCCCCACACGCAAACCACGATACGGAACAATCGAAAAACGAATGGAATATAAGGTGTGGGCAAAGGACACACGAAAGAATGAATGGGTGGATGAAATGAAGATCGGAATCGACTGGATCACTCTTGACGAGTTCTTGACATTTGGCTATTGACTTCTGTCCCGTTTGCGTGTATATTTATAGAGTAAGGAGAAAACTTTTATGTCCGATGACAAAACCCTCGATTTTGATCTCAACAAGCACACTGCCCGTTTGCTCATGCGCGAGCCGTTTTTTGCTGCGCTCTCACGGCGCATCGACAAGACGCGCACCGAGTCTATTCCGACTGCTGCCGTGCGAGTGAACCAGGAACGTGCACAGTTTGAGCTAATGTATAACCCTAAGTTCATGGCGCAACTGAAAGACGAACATCGTCTGGGCGTCATTATGCACGAGTTCTATCACATCATCTTTCAGCACGTTACGGGACGTATGCCGGAAGGCGGCATCACGCGCATCGACAACGTGGCTATGGACCTGTCTATCAACGGGTTGCCCGAAATGAAGGGCAAGCTGCCAAGTGAGAGCGATCCCGGTCCTATGATGCCTTCAGGTAAGCCTATGCTGGGCTGTCTGCCCGGCGAAGGTCCATTCGCACATCTCCCTGCTGGTAAGACATACGAGTGGTACAAGGCGAAGCTGGAGGATGAGGGCGAAGGTAAGGGCGACGGTGACGGCGAAGGTGGCGAGCCTGGTGAAGGTGGAGGCAACGGCATCGGTGATGCTGATAGCTTCGATGATCACCAGCATTTTGGTGAGACGGACGGAACCGTCAACGAGATCGCTAAAGAGCGTTTGAAGGAAACGCTACGCAAGGCAGCAGAAGAAGCGGACAAGGCGCGAAGCTGGGGATCCGTGTCGAGCCAGATGCGTAAGCAGATCATGGACTCGATCACGACTAAGGTCGATTGGCGCAAGGTACTGCGTTACTTTGTTAAAACGTCACAACGTGCCGACAAGCGAAGCACGCCCCGACGCCTTAACAAGCGTTATCCTCGTGTGCATCCTGGCAAGCGTGTTCGCCGTCAAGCGAAGATCGCGATCAGCATCGATCAGAGCGGATCGGTGGACGACGGCATGCTGGCGCTGTTCTTCGCTGAGTTGAACAAGCTGTCAGACATTGCCGAGTTTACTGTTATCCCATTCGACTCCGAGGTTGGAGAGGATAAGATTTATGTTTGGAAGAAAGGACAGACTCGCCCGTGGGAACGTGTAATGTGTGGTGGCACAGACTTCGATCCGCCCACCAAGTACGTTAATGAGCGTGATTTTGATGGGCATATCGTCTTGACTGATCTGTGCGCACCTAAGCCTATCGGCAGTCGGTGTCAGCGTATGTGGATGACGACGCCAGCCTATGCTGCACGTCCATACTTTCAAACTAACGAACGCATCATTGCCGTGGAGGGCTAAAATGAAGTATTACATTACCAAAACCTATGTTACTCTAAATGAAAATGGAAAGGTTACAGGATATGAAAATGTCCTTACCCGTCCCGATTCATTTTCTAACGCTGTTGCGCAGCTTAAGCGGTTCAAGCGCATGGGGATCGAGAACATCCATCTGTGCGAGCACCCTGTTAACAGTCGCCGGTATGGCAAGCTGGAGCGCGCCTACAACAAGCGCCGGAAGGCGGATCGACAGTTGACGCTGGGTGAGGTGGCCGAGATCATGGCAGAGGCCGACAGCACCGACACAGAGGCGTCTGAGAGCGCCCGTGGTGGCTCGTAGCTGGTGCGCTGGTTGCTGGCTCGGCCGAGATGGCAGGAGCCAGCACAGAGCCTTCCAGGACCCTAAAAATATTTTTCCACCTTTGACATTCCCTTGACACAACCGGCTTGACTTCATCTCTCGCGTATGAGATAATAGAGTATAAGTTAAAGAAAGGAGCTTATCAATGACCAAGACTCTCGGAACCCTCAAGACCACCCCTGACACTTCCTGCGTGACGTGGAAGGACGCGAAAACGCAGATCCGCACGGCTGTCCGCGCTAACGGCATGAAAGCCGTTGGTTTCTTCCGTCCGCGCAAGGCGAACCGAGGCGTTCTGCTTCTGGGCGTCGAAGGTGGCAGCGTCACCGCAACCCGCAAGCCGGGCGCTGACATCGTGTTCAACGCGACCGTCGAGAAGGCTGCGGATAAGTTGTCCGCGAGCGAGTTGGCCGCAATCTTGGCGCAAGGCTAAAAGGAGCTATAATGTTTGATTTCGTCCTCGATTCCCCTGAGACTACCCGCGTGATGACTCCAATGGAGCAACGCGCAGCAACCCGTAACGTGATGGCTATCCAGCTTGCGTTGTATGCGCAGATGGCGCAGTCGCAACCCGATGCGGCACTTTCCCCTGAGCAGGTGGAGGCTATGTTGGTCTTCGCTGCCGAGATTACCGACACGGTAGAGGCATAAATGAAAGACAACCTAATCAAGATCGGGCCCACGCTGCTAACCGTGGCTGAGTTGCTGATTGCGTTTGTGTTGTTGACTGTAAAGTCAATGACGGTTGCGGAAGCTGCGACTGAAGCACACCGGCGTGGCCCATCTTCCGGCGCCGATATGGGCCCACAAACGTATGCAAGCGGTAACACTGCGTGCGAGATGTTGATCCTTGCGGGTATCGCAGAGTGGGACAATAAAACACGTAGCCGGATCCGTATTACGGAAGGTAGCGAAGATCACAGAAAAGATATTGAAAACGCATATGCAATCTGGCAAGCGAAGGCCGCGGGTAGGGCGTGGGACGAAAAGATTGCAACAGCAACCCTAACGGAGAGCACAGTAGACCCTTTCACCGTGGGTGCGCTTGTGACGTACAAGTCCAATCCAGAGCGAGCAAAGCGAACCGAGGCGATCAGGGCTTCACAAGCCAAGCGTATGGGTATTATCATCGCAATAGATGACAATGTTGCCGGTCACGTGGCAAGCAGACGCCTCGTGCAAGTTAACTGGGGCGGCTACGGTACGTTCTGGGATCCTGCTAAAAACCTGGAGGTTGTAAATGCAAGTCGGTGATTTAGTAAAAGAGATTGTAACAGATGAGGCATGGAGGCTTTATAGTGATACTGTTGGCGTTGTCATTCGTCCAGCAGATGATGATATGGGCCTTCATCGTCTGGATCATGCACGCGGACATCACTGGCTCGTTGCGTGGGGTAGCGGTCACACTCACATCGTGAACATTGATGATATCGAGGTTGTAAATGAAAGTCGGTGATCTGGTACGTTTCAAAGACATCAGCAGTATGTGTGATAATGGTAAACGCATGTTCCCTGAAATGGACGGGCGCGTGGGTTTGGTGTTGTCTATAAGAGACGATATATCAGGTAACCTAATGGTGGTGACAGACCTGGAACGGCGATACCTTCGCGATGGACTCAGCGACAGAGGTTTTAACGCAAGGTATTACGAGGTGGTTAATGTTACAAGCCGGTGATCTATTTAAACTTGGTTACATCAATGGGCACACCCATGATCTTAACCGTCGCACGGGTATCTATCTGGGCGAAGACATTATCCATCGCGACGATGGAGTTACTATAACGAATCATAAGGTATTGTTAGTGGGTGATAGTCAGCCACGCCTGTTTGATCGTGGACTGCTTAGGCATATGGAGAGGATAAGTAAATGAGTATTAAGAAAAGAGTAGATGTTGTATACGCATGGACGCAAGGCAACAAAGCCCGCACCGGCAATCATTCACTATCAACAGATGGTACACACTTGATGTCATACGGTAAGTTGATTGGGTTGCGCCTTAAGTCTGGTTACACTATCGTGGGTGACTACACAGCACGCACCAAACACTTTACAACGCACACAACGAGTTGCCACGTGGGTATCGCTGCCCGTTATGCTGACTCCGTTTGGCATCCGTTAGTGTTTGAAAACTCACCAGCCATTACTGAACACGTTGGCGAGCTACCATTTTAATGGCGAGACTACTAAAATATATACATATACGTATAGTGGATAGAGGTAGATAGAATATGCAGAGTTATAAAGATAAAGAGTATATGTATCAGTACACTGTGAGAGAATGTGCCTGTAATGCGCTTGGTGTTAAGTATACATACGGTGTGCTTCCCTGTCAACCTATCAAAAGGGATACGGTACGATGAACGATGATACTATATTCGATGGCTTCGGTTGCTTTGCGTTGGCTCTGTGCTTTCTGCTATGGTATACAATAGCATACACTATCGAACCGCCAACGTATACAAACATACACGCGCCGGCAGTGCCAGAGTAGTAATGTATATTTATTCACTGCATGTCAAGACTTATTCATACTACAGAATCGCCCCGTAACATAGCGTGAGTTACGGTTGCCCTTGGAGGGAGAGGAAATCATGTCAAGAGTAAAGAGAATACGTAAGGCTATTTACACAGCAGAAGAGTTTGTGTTCTGGACTGCGGTGGCTATAGCTATACAGATTGCTGGGCTACGTTATCATTGCAGACGGAAACCTTCCGAGAGTAATACAAAAAAAGAATAGTATAACACAGTAACACTTGACACTCACTTAACATACGTAACCTGCTTATGTAACACCATTTGATAATGCGCTTGTAACGCTGACTCTCACGTAGCCCCCCCCACCCCCTACCCACCTGCGCGGGATGTATGTCCCACTGTATGCGTATGCCTATATACGCCAGCTAAGTACGTTCTAGATCTGCGCCTAAAAATTTCAGATATTTGACTTTCAGAAAACCCCCGCATACTTAATGCATGGACAAGCAATTCGAAGTCGGAGACTTAGTATCTAAGGCAGCTGCCAGACGCCGTCACCAACCACCCGAATCGCTAGGGGTTGTGTTGGAGATTCTAGAGAACAACGGAAAGTACAGTAACAGAATTAGGGTATTTTGGTTTAAAGACGATTCAGTGGAGCATGGTTTAAGACACACAACGCCCAGTGTACGAACAATCAATTCCCGATTCTTGAGATTAATAAATCGAGCATCATAGTTACAACATGCCGTTCGATAAATTGTATGTTCGAATCAAATGTTTATCTTGTAGAGGAGAGCGGTTTATGCACAACGCATCCTTTCACAGTCCATTGGATCCATACAAGTGGAAGAGGTGCCCGTATTGCGATGAGAATGGGCTCATAATGATTGAGGCAGGTGAGCATGCCATATTGGAATATTTCGAACAGTTAACCGAGGACGAGCGAAAAGAGCTAATAGAAAAAATCGCCCAAAAAAATAATGAAAAATAACGACGATGAAAAGCGCATGTTTCAAGTTGGTGAGTTGGTGAGATTTACAGGGTACGGTATCGGCGGCCCACTCATACCACCGAGTTATATTTTAGGAAGAGTACATCAGTATCAAAAGAGACTTGATTTGGGGATTATAATAGGAGACGTAACTGGCTATTATAAAGGAAGAACGTTTAGGGTTTATTGGTTCAGAACGAAACGAATTTCAGAAACTTTTGCGACCCATTTGGATTGGGTATACTAATTATAAGCAGGAACAAATGAATTTATTATCAGATAGAGAGCTTAAAAGGCTCATTCGAGAGGCGCTTTCGCGAATAGAGGCTGAATGTATAGCCGAGTTTTCCCCTATGGCCGGTTTGGGTATGGATATTGAATCAATACGAGATATTGTTATTGCGCGCGCGGAGCAGTCCGGACAATCATGGGACGATTATTTAGAGATACATGATGCAGTGGACGATGCATACTCTGTAGAAGGAAAACATTCAGATCGATTGCGCGCATGTAAGGCTGAGCGCGAAGCCATGGCAGGGCGCCTGGCTAGTCCACCACCTGCTCCTCGTCGTCCCCGTCGTAAACCTCTCAGTGGAATGGCAGGTTTTGCGTCGGCAGGGGGCGCTGATAGAACAATGCCACTTGGAGAACGCGCACTTACGTATATGATTCGAGAAGAACTAACCAAGACTGATGAAACTGATATTAAAAAGCTGATATCGAAAGAAATTTCCTCATCTCAAACGGAAATTGCGAAAAGTGTCAAGAAAGTTGTGGAAGATGAGCTTTCGAAGGTTCTTAAAACCAAAGCGGTTAAAGACGACATCACTGATATCACTAAAAAGGTGATGAAAAGACTTTATAAAGACTTGTCATTCCACCATCCATATATCATTGATCGGATTAAGGTATAAAAATACTCTTTTTTTATAGGCTTAACTGGAAATGTGGTACTATTTATAAGCGTTCACTATTGGAGGTGAAAAACATTATGCGATATCTTATTTCCGCCATTATTGGCGGCTTTTTAATAGCCTGCGTTCCTTTTGTCTTTAAGGATACCGAAACGGAAACTTTTATTCCGGCACCTATTAATATTGAACACATTGGCCCACGCAATAGCCAAAATAGCCATTGTAACATTGAATTTCCTAAAAGCGATATTAATAACGCTAAGAAAATCGAAGAGTATATTATGGTATGTACTGACCGTTCGTCTGCATGGCTTCCTATTTAGGAGTAGATGTTTGAGATTGGTGATCTTGTCATAGACCCGACAACAAGAGAAGTTGGTGTGTTAGTGCGCCGATATGACTTGTTGCATAAAGATTTAACCTACACCGGTAGCGTTCAACATTGGGCATGGGAAATACGATGGTGTGGTGGAATGCCACAAACATATTATACCAACGTTGAAGATTACACCGAAAGCGGCCTTAAACAACTAGTAGAAAGCGGCCTGTTTGTTCTCCATAAACGATAATTACTGTTCATTTGATAGTTACGTACCTATTGCGCTTTCCGTTTCATATGATATAAAAATATTTATTATATGTCATATAAAATCTTGCATGGTGAGACAAGTAGTGTTATACTATCTATAGGTGATATTATTATCGATACAATTGGTGGCCATATTGGTTTGCTGGTTGAACGTCGTCGTTATATCGATATGGTAGAAGACGATGTGTATATATGGGAAGTTAAATGGTTGAATAATGTTGTGAAAGAACATTACGAAGATGCTCCGATTCCTCCAATATTAGAGGAAGAAGGGCTTAAACTTTCTATTGTGATAGGGGTATATCGCTGGCACTCAATAAATGGAGAAACTTATGAGCCATAAATGGAATGTATACAAATTATTTAAAAACGGTAAACGGGCGAAAGCACCGTTTTGTGTGGTAGAAGCTGCAAACGATAGAATAGCGAAAGAAAAATTTTTAGACGAGCATCTTGACAAGGATAATTCTTCTCAAACTAAACTTTCTTCGTGGACGTTCGTGCGGACGGACATGTCTCAAGAACGAGAACATGAAAAAAATTTAGAAAAGGAAAATGACTTATCAAGAAAAAAAAATTCTTTTCTTGGGAAATTGGCGATGCGCGCGGGACAACTTCCCAACAATATTTGTGCCGGGCTCGTCTTTTGCAAAGAATCGGAGTGGAAGTGGCAATGGGCAGCGCTGGAGCCGGCAACCTTAAAATACCTTAAAGGGCTGTCCCCTCAATTTAAATCTGCGCCGAGGGCTGACGAATGGCTAAAAGAACAGATGAGCCAATATTGAAAAAAGGCAATCTAGTAAAAATAAATCGGTACTACAAGGCGGCAGTTGCAAAAGAAAAGAATACCGGCATTGTCCTTGAAATTCACAACGGAAGACAAGCAAACTTATTTCCCTTCTATGATGTATATGTCTTTAATACCAAAACTATAGAAACAATTTGGGGAGGAGATATGGATTTAATTTCTGAATAATATATACTAATAGAGGATACAATGTTTGAAGGAGCGTATTAGCCAATTATTTGTCTGTTCAGCATGGATAGCGATTGGAATTAATATAGCTCTTTTATTTTTTGCCAGAATGACAGGCAATTTCGAATTAACAATGTTATCAATTGTAAATATTCTACTTCTTGGTATTGTTGGAATAAAAATTCCAGAGTAGTCTCCTTTAAAGCTAGCTAAAACATAGTTACTAATATGGGGCGATATATAAATTTACTCTGTACGTTTGTGTTGTGTTTGGGGGCGTGCAGTGATTACAATCTTAAATCCTATGAAGAACCATCAGGATCCCCAATAGAAGTCCCCAACATAGAGGTAACGCCGTCATCTCTTAATTTTGGTACGCTAAATGCGGACGGCGAAGTTTCTCTTAAAACTATAACAATTAAAAACAAAGGATCTGACACATTAAACATTGCTAGTGCTGATTTAAGCAACACTTCGACAGTATATACTTTATCTAATTTAAGCGACGATGAGCTTGAACCAGATGAAGAAGCATACATTATCGTAATGTATAATCCGGAAACATACAGTACGGACAATAATTCGGTAGTTATTACATCTGATGATCCAGAAGATGGTTTTGTCTCAGTGCCCCTAGTAGGAGACAGTGAAGCACCTGTTATTAGTATAGATCCTGACTCATATGATTTTGAAAACGTATTAGTGGGCTGTGATGATGATTTAGATGTTACAATATCTAACGTAGGAAATGTGGATTTGACAATCAGTCAAGTTGATTATTATGTTTCATATCCAGCGGATTTTTCCATTGAAGATTATGAGAATACGTATGGGCCGATGCCATGGGTTTTAGAACCAGGAGACTCTATAATATTAGAGGTTGAGTATTGTCCAAGTGATGTAGATTTAGATTCTGGAATATTAGAAGTTCAATCTAACGATCCGTATACTCCCACTGCCGAAGCAACCCATGGGGCTCAAGGTATTTATTCTTCAACTTATGAGGAATCTCACAAACAAGAAGAAATAGATGCGGTTGATATTTTATTTGTTATCGATAACTCTTGTTCAATGAACGACAAGCAAACACAACTGGCAAATAATTTTGACACGTTTATGAACGTATTTGATGCATCAGCAATCGATTATCAGATTGGTTTTATTACCACTGATAGTTCTGATATGGAAGGCTCTCTTATAACAACAGCCACGCCAGATCCGGTTGCTGAGGTCGCTCAAATAATAGACGATATAGGAACACACGGAAGTTCAACTGAGCGGGGCCTTTATTATTCTTATTACGCTCTACAAACAGGGTATGATTTTGGCCCAGGCAGTGATTTCTGGCGCGAGCATGCTAAACTAGTAATTATTTACGTATCGGACGAAGATGATTCTTCTTCGGGTATTACCCCCACTAGTATCAAAACATATACGATATCTGCCAAGGGCGGTGCAGACTATGTTGTTGCGCATGCCGTAGCGGGAGACTATCCAGGTGGCTGTACTACAAACGGTGGCGCCCAAGAAGGACTAGAGTATTTTACTGTTGTAACCTATCTCAATGGAACGTTTTTGTCGATTTGCGAAGATGACTGGGGCACACCCCTTGAAATACTAGCAAATGAATCGATTCTTAAATCTTCTTTTACCCTGGATCGTGATCCGGTGGAAGAAACAATTACTGTTGTCGTGGATGGAGTGGAAGAATCTAATTGGACATATGATTCATCTACCAACGCAATTAGCTTTGCCGAGGGGCACGTGCCGACAGCAGGAGTATCAATACTTATAAGTTACTCACCAATATCAGATTGTCCAGAAGACACAGAAGATACAGGAGTATAATCATGAATAAATTATTATCTTTGTTTGTTGCCTCGTTGTTTGTATTGGCCGTGCCCACACACGCGACAGAAACAGAAAGCAGCTACAATACTACAGTAGAGAAAAAAACCGAAGAAGTTAAATCTTCGATGACAGTTATCGAAAAGAAAGTACGTGACGCCGCCGTGAAAGTTTCGTCTTATACTGGCCACGGATCGGGGTCGGTTATTGCATATAAAGATGTTATTTTAGTATTAACAGCACAACACGTTGCGGAGGGACTTCCAGGAGATTTTTATGTTATCTCAAAAGACAGTGAATCTCAACTTGGAGTATTGATTTATTCTGATGCGTTACACGATATCGCTATTTTATATATGCCAAATCCACTCAGAGATGCCAAACCAATGAAATACGATCCACTGGAAGGAATAGCAGATGTTGGAACAGAGATTACATATTCTGGATACCCGTCAGATCATCGCCTGATGACGATTAGGGGATCTGTAGCCGGTTATGAAACCTTAGATCCTAGAGGGACTCAAATTATAATTCATACTCACGGATGGTTTGGGTGCTCTGGCTCTGTGGTATACGACTCAAAAGGAAGAATTGTTGGTATACTCTGGGGAATTGATGTTGAGCGTCGTCCATCATTTCAAGTTATCGACAATATGGTGTGGATTTCCCCCATTAGAAATATTAATTTAGAAACTTCGTTAAATACTTTATGTATGGCACTAAATAATAAGCCTAAAGCTTGTAGGTAACGGAGAAATATAATGAAATTTTTAATGGTGTTTATGGTGTTATCGCAACCAGCATATGCCGATGTTAATGGGGAAGCTCTTTTTAAAACATATTGTGCTTCGTGTCATGGTACCAACGGAGAGGGCTCAGCTATAGCTAACTTTAAGATATCGGAAAGACTTGTCAAGTCCGATGAAGAGCTATCAAAAAGTATACGCGAAGGAAAAGGACAAATGCCAGCGTGGGGTTTTCTTTTTTCTGAAGAAGATATAAAAAATGTGTTACAATATATTCGTGAAACATTTGAATGGAACAAGTAATGAAACTTAAGAGGTATAAATGATAACCATAGAATATATGAAGCGCAAACAAGAGCAGTTGGAAAGAAAAAGAAAACGCGCTGCTGAATTGGAAGCTAAAGAAGAAGCGGCACGAGTTGCTAAAATAGAAGCCGAAGCTCGCGAGCAAGAAGAGATCGCTGCGCGAGAAAAACTTCTTCTAGAACAACAAGAAGATGAACGTCTTCGTCAGAAACATATTCAAAGAAAAGAAAAATTAGCAGAACAAAAATGGGATAAACAGTTTGACACTTTATTAGCTCAGATAAAGGATCGATCCCAAAAGTATGATAAGCTTGAAGAAATAAGGGTTATAATCCAAAATCGTGAACCTTCTCTTCAAGAGCTTGATTGGGATAGTTGGTTATCCGATCCCCTTAATCAAAAACTAGCTGCTTTAGATTTTGATTACGCGATGGAAATGTTTAAGCGCGATAACCTGCTAGCAAAACGACGGAAGAGGACGCATGGGAAGCCGAAGAAAGCCACCCCCAAATATGCTTTAGTGTTCACCGGAAATTCAGATGTAGCTACAAGAACCTATAATTATGTAACAACTGACTTTAATCCTGATGATTTTAATCTTAATTTGGGATTTACTGTTTCTTATTGGGTTAGACCAGATGAAGTAGGAAATAGTATGTTTGCATTCGGTAGAAAGCACAATAGCAACCAACGATTTGTGTTTGGTATCTACAGAAAACGTCAATCATACTTCGGTATTGGTTCAAGTCAAGGAATAAAAGCGTGGGTTAATATGGACACCCCAGTGCCAGAATCCATGTTAGTTCAGGACGGCAGCTACTGGAATCTAAAAACAGATGGTACTTGGTATCATTTTGTAGTAACCTATGATGACCGCTCAGATACATCTTCAGGTACGGATCGTAAAATATATGTAAACGGCGTGCTTCATCAGACTGACACTATTAATTGGGATGATACGGGTGGTTCAACTGGTGGCATGTATTTTGGTGCTCGTAATGTAAGCAATAGTTATAACAACGGATGGGCTTGTGCTCTTGATCAAGTAGCCATTTTTGATACAGCAAAAGATGCCGATTGGGTTTCAAGTGTATATAACACCGATAAGAAAAAACTAGATTTATCAAATGAAGGTGGCCTTGTAGGATATTGGAAATTTAACGAAGGAAAAGGAATTACTGTTAAAGATCATTCAGGAAACGGTAATCACGGGACTTTTGGCACTATTTCTGTAAACACAACAGCTTATCCAACTTGGGAATATCTCGGCAACGTGGTGACTAAATGAAACTCCTACTTGAAAATTGGCAGGAAGTTTTAAATGAAGATAAAAAGAAAATATTGCATCAATTATATGCGTTAACGACAAACAGCAAATTTTGATTTTACGGAGATCAAAAACGGACAAACACAAGCCTATGTCTTGGGATTTACCAGGGGGGCATATAGATCCTTCGGATAATTCTATAGAAGCTGGAGCAGCCAGAGAGCTTCATGAAGAGGCAGGGCTGACTGTCGCTCTAAATGATTTGACGTATGTTGCTAAACGCGATCTCGAAAAAGCGATACGATATATTTTTGTTGCAACAAATTGGACGGGGGAAATTGAACTAAAACCGAATCCAAAAACGGACATAATCGAACATGATGATTACAAATGGGCGGCAATTGACGAGATAAAAGAGTTAGAACAATCGATTATTCCAAACTATATATTGAGTAAGGCTATGGAAAAACTTAAAGATGAACAAAGTTCGTGAATTTTGGAAAGAGTTCTGGAACGATGGTTATGATTATTATGGAGATATTAAGGCGTGCTTAGTGTATTTAACATTTTGTATTTCTCAAGTTGTATTGGTAATTGTTGTATATGAGTGGATGGACAAACTATGAAGAATTTTAACAATATATGGCGTAACTATTTAACTGAAACAAAATTACGTGTTTTTGATTTTGATGATACTTTAGTGAAATCAGATTCAAAAATCAAAGTAACGGATCCTGGCGGGAAACAATCCACTTTAACACCAGGGGAATACGCTACTCACGAAAAAGATTCGCGTAATGAATATGATTTCTCAGAATTTGATAAGCTTATCAATCCTCGTGAAGTTAAAAAAGTTACGAATATTTTAAGAAACGTTATCGGCGCCGGAACAGATGGGCGCCAAAATGTTGTACTAACAGCAAGAGATCCTGTGGCGGAAGCTCCGATTCAAGATTATCTTGAAGAGATTGGAATTGATATTTCGAAGATTGATTTTGTGTTGTTGGGAGATAGCGCCCCAATAGCAAAAAGCAGATGGATTGAAGACAAGATTAGAACTGGCGCCACGGACGTTCTGTTCCTTGATGACTCAGGAAAAAATGTCGAAGCAGTACTTGGCTTAAAAGAAAAATACCCCGATGTTAAAATCGATGCTAGGCGTGTTGGATACGCGGAGGAGATAGAAGAACAGATGGTAAATGAAAGATTGAGTGATTGGGATGTAGAGCCAGATCTGGACACGACTGGGTATAGTAACCCCACGGCACACAAAAGAACTCCCACGTGGAAGAAAATAAAAAGATTAATGGATCAAGAGCGTTCTCAAGAATTTAAATACCAATCGGCATTGGAACACTTTGAAGGGGATCCTGAGCATCCTCATTTCGAAAAACACGGGCCCCCTGTACCACCGGAACGGGATCCCGAGCTTGAGGAGTTCAAAGACAATCATAATATGTTTGTTGACTTTATGTGGAATCTCGATGATCCCAGTAATACATTTTTTAAAAAATTTAAAACTTACACAACCAAGCAAGGGTGGAAACGATCACCACCGGTATCGGAGACACAGAATCGAATTATGCATGCTAAATTTAAATGGCTTTTTCCTTATGATGCTGCCCCCGGATTAGGATGTAAAAATAAAATATTATATCTAGACGCTTTAGTTGCTTCCTTTTATGATAATCCAAGCATGTACGAAGTACAATTAGATGAGAAAGCCGAAACAAAACTCGATCCAGAGGTATCGCGTGTGAAGACGGTTTATGAAAAATGTAAAGTAGAACTACAATCTCGAAAGACTGCGCGACACGCCACCGCACAAGAAATGGGTGCTGAAGAATATGAGGTTGATGCACTGGAAGAACAACTTTTGGAAAATACAGAGAGACTGATCAAAGAAGTTACTGTAGATGAGATTGGGCACATTGCTGATATTCTTAATGGAATGGATCCAAAAGACTTAGCGTTCAATAGACTCTTCGACGAAAAGCTCCGATTGGTAATTAATTTTCCTACACTTGATACATCTACAGAGATTGGACAATTTATTGATTTATGGAGAATTATGGGCTATACAGTGGATTGGGATAAAGGTACGGTAAGCGGCGATAGGCGCTTGCGAGATGTTAGCCCCGCTGGTTTTGCTAGTCAAATTTTGGATATGGGCTCAGGCAAAGGTGGACCACAGACTAAAAAAATCAATATGAAAATCGGCAAATGGCTAGCTAAGCTTTTAGGATATCAAACCAAATACCAGGCATTAAGGCAAAAAGTAGAAGACTATTATTCTAAAGAAGGCCCGAGGCCGCCGGCCGGTTTTACCGGAAACCAAATAGCAAAGGCACTAAGCGAAGAAGAACTTAAAAGCTATTATAGGCTAGAATCTTATATTTATATGATGGCGCGTTCTGATATAGCGGCATTTCCTCCACAATTGGAATCTGTGCAATCTATACAAAAACTTATTAAGTATTGGCGAGACAACGCAGCGTTTATCAAGAAAGAAGCTTCGAAAGCTAAGGAGGGTAGTGACAAGTATTCTATCATCATTACTCGTCACCCTATTGATGTATTGCGTATGAGCGATTTCGAAAATATCCAATCATGCCACTCGCCTCCATCCAGGGGTGGCGGATCGGCTGAGTATAAGTGCGCTGTTGCCGAAGCACACGGACACGGAGCAGTTGCATATGTGGTGAAAACAAAAAACTTGTTAGAAACTACTAAAACTGATGACATTGAAAGTGCCGAACGGGCAATCCAAGATGGTGAAATATTTTTTGATGATGAACGCCCACTAGTGGACACAGGAATGATTCTTCCTGTCGCCAGAATACGATTGCGTCAAGTGAAATATTATGAACACACCAAAGATCCGGAGACATATGCTGGTAGAAACCCTTATGAGGGGATAGAGTTGGCTATTCCAGAGATTCGCACGTATCCTGCTGTAAGCGCGGGGGGAGTTCCAGGCTTCGCGAAAAGAATCCTTGACTGGGCAAAAGAGAACCAAAAAGAACAAATAGAGGGCGCGCCAATATATATGACAACTAGGGGCGGCACTAAACAGATCGATCTAGATCAGTTCATAAAGTTTGGCGGCTCATATCAAGATAATCTCGTTAATTCTCTCATAAAGAATTTATGGCCTGAAGATGAGAACTTCGGATTTAACGGCAGAATTGTTCAAGACACCAACACAGAAGACAGACTAGATGCAAGTTTGATGAGCGTTGCGCTCGTTGATCAATATCAAGAAGCTGTCAATGATCTTACTGAGACATATAACAATAGAATGAGATATTGCGAGGTAGAAGGAAGCGCTTTTGACGATGGAGATGGCGGCGTTGCTATTGATATAGACGCAACGATGATGTTGAAATGGAGCAAAAGCGAATGGAAGTCATTACCCAATAAAAATCAAGCTGAGTACGTAGAATACGAATTAAATGACATAGGTTATTCGTGGGCTCAGCTATCAGATATTGGAGCCCAGAATCACAACATTGTACTAACTTTCAAGATTCTTCCTCAAAAGCTTGTAGGGTTCAACGGACAAGAATATGCTTGGGCTCCGGAGAATTTCGAAGAGTTCGCACAGCTAGTCGATACCGAATGCGATGACAAGGGCGCTGGTGTAAAACAGATTTGTGAAGTGTTCTTTAAACGTGAAGGATGGATGGAAGGCGGTGCTATTGTAGAACTGGGACAGGAAGTGTTAAACGGAGAATATAGTTCTTCTGAATGGGATGCCGAAGCCGAAGAAGGTTATGAATATGGAGAAATGGAAAGCGTAAGATTTACCACCGACGTTACTGTTTCTTATGCTGATATTAATGATGCGATAGCCGGCGTCGGCGCAAATTTCAAAGGCGTTAACGAAGAGACGGCACCAGCAATAGCAGAAAGCCGGCAGTTTCGAATTGCCTTGAGAAAAGCTATGTCAACACCAGCACAAGAAGCAGTTAACAAGTCGTATTATCCGCCCATAGAGACAGAAACACTTTCAGTATCGCCAACTGAGATTTTTATAAGAATTGAGTATTATGCCTCGATGGACGATCCAGATGGACTCGTAGAAGTATTAAAAGCCCTCGTAGAACATTGGGATGATTGGCACAATGAGGTTCATGATGTCGTAAAGAAAACGTTTATATGGGCGGCACGCCAGGCGAAAGTAGCCAGTCAAGCTGCGCCAGGAGAACTCGGTTTGGAAGAACAAAAATTATTTGAGGTTGAAGAGCTATTGAGAGCCTGATAAATAAAACTTCTATTCATCAAGAGACTACTTATAGCTAAAGAGGAAAATAAATGGCATATAATCAATCATCGGGATCGCGTGATTTTGGCGATTTAAAGTACGAAACAGACACAGATACTCAATTAGATTGGGAAGAAGATTACATTGGTCTAAAGACTGGGGGCACCACTCGCCTCGCTATTTCTGGATCCGCTGGCAATGTTGGTATTGGGACGACGAACCCTTCCCACACTTTACAAATTGATTCGAATTCTGGGGTTGAGGGTCTGCAAGTTAATGGCGATGCAAACCAATACGTAGCCAGCTTTAGAGCTAGCACCACTACAGGGCAATCTTATGGTCCTTATGTGCGCGCAGGTACGAACTCTTCCGATGCTGCATTGATAGTAGACAATGCCGCTGGATCAACATCATTACTCAAACTGACTGGTGAGGGTAAACTCGGCATCGGTATCGCAAGCCCAACAGATGAATTAACGGTTGCAGGTGATATTTCAGGCTCTGGAGTATTAAAGAATGTTGGGGCCGCAAAGTTTGGTGCTTCTGTTTTTGTTACTGGTTCTGTTACAGCGGGTAATAGCTTTATTATTGGTAGTGCGAATATAAATGAAACTGATTTAGAAAAACTTGATGGTATCACTGACGGAACTGCTACAGCAAATAAAGCTGTTGTCGTTGATGGTAGTAAAAACATTGCAACATTAGGCACTGTTGGGTGTGGAGCTATCACATCTACTGGTACCTCTACTTTTAACAATATTTCAGGATCCGGCACATTAAAAGCAGGAACAGACGTAACATTTCAAGGACTTGCAAGCGGCTCAGCGGCAGGCCCTGGTAGTTTTGTGAGTGTAGATGCTGTCGGTAAACTAGTATTAACTGAATCGGCTGGGGGTGGTATTTCTTTTAATGGTTCTACTGCTAATGGTGTGGTTACCTATGGTGGCGCCACGCAGGCTGATGTGGAAGCTAATATGACTTTTGATGGTAATACTTTAACAGCGACAAATGCTTCTAACACCGCTATACCAGCTATAAAAATTGACAGAGATTATACTGGCACTACAAGTATCGGCAATTATACAACCGATCCGCAGGGCTTGCTTATTGATTATGATGTCACTGGTATAGTTGCAACGGGCCAAACAGCAATTCATGATGCCCTAGCAATTCATTTTAATCAGGATTCAGCAACGCAAGTAGGTACGCTTGAGTCAACTGGAATAGATTGCAAAATGACTGGTGGAGCATCGGGCACGCAGTCCATGAAGGGTGTGGCTATAAATCTGGCCGGTGCTGACACTAATACCGGGATTGATATCACCGTACCCAATGACGGTACTCATCTTGTAGCACGATCACCAGATCATCTACTCGATCAGTTTAAGATCTCGGTTGGGGCGGCCGGTGCGACGACGCTGAGTACTAACGATGCTGATGCTGCCGCTGCTCATCTTACATGTAGTGTTGATGGAAATATTGTTTTAGACCCTGCCGGAAGTAATGTTATCGTTGACGGCAATCTTTCAGCTTCGATAAACATTTCAGCATCTGCTTTCTACGTCGAAGATCAAATAGTTCATACTGGCGATCCAGATACATATATCACCTTTACAACTGACGACATAAACTTTCAAGCCGGCGGCGTCAATTTTCTAGATCTCACTGAGGATACTCAAAACGAAGTAACTTTTAATGAGGCCGGCGTTGACATTGACTTTAGAGTTGAAACTGCTGATGAATCCCATATGCTTTTTATTGAGGGCTCTTCCAATAGGATGAGTATTGGCGACAACACAGGATCTCCTGGCGCCACAGTGGAAATAAAAAATCATGCTTCTGCCGGCGCCTTTGGAGTGCCCCTTCTGCAACTAAACAACAACGACACTGACCAACAATGTGTTGATATTAATGCTGGCAATATTGACGCAAATGTAGTTAACATAACAGCAAACGATGTAACAACAGCAAGAGTTCTTGCTATTGGCGCCGATGGTTTAACCACCGGTAATGCTCTTTATGTTGATGACAATTCAGCTAACACCGGAACAAGAAATACCGCCCTCATAATTCAGAATAATGCTGCAGCAATTAACGCCCAAGCATTAGCAGTTCAGTCAGACGGCGGCACAACAGGAATAAAACTAGACAAGAATTACTCGGATCTCACTGAAGCCTCAATAACCGGCTTGCACATAGACTGGGATAAGACCGGCGCTTCCACGTCAGACAACACCATGTATGG